GTTTCACCAATCGGTCCAGTAACGCCAGTTTCACCAATCGGTCCAGTAACGCCAGTTTCACCGATCGGTCCAGTGACGCCAGTTTCACCAATCGGTCCAGTAACGCCAGTTTCACCAATCGGTCCAGTGACGCCAGTTTCACCAATCGGTCCAGTAACGCCAGTTTCACCAATCGGTCCAGTAACGCCAGTTTCACCGATCGGTCCAGTGACTCCGGTTTCACCAATCGGTCCAGTAACGCCAGTTTCACCGATCGGTCCAGTGACTCCGGTTTCACCAATCGGTCCAGTGACTCCAGTTTCACCAATCGGTCCAGTAACGCCAGTTTCACCGATCGGTCCAGTGACGCCAGTTTCACCGATCGGTCCCGTGACGCCAGTTTCACCGATCGGTCCCGTGACGCCAGTTTCACCGATCGGTCCAGTGACGCCAGTTTCACCGATCGGTCCCGTGACGCCAGTTTCACCGATCGGTCCCGTGACGCCAGTTTCACCGATCGGTCCAGTTACTCCAGTTTCGCCAATCGGTCCAGTGACTCCGGTGGCTCCGGTTTCGCCAGCGCCAGTCGCTCCCGTGACTCCGGTGACTCCGGTGACTCCGGTGACTCCGGTGACTCCGGTGACTCCAGCGCCAGTCGCTCCGGTGACTCCGGTGACTCCGGTGACTCCGGTGACTCCGGTGACTCCAGCGCCAGTCGCTCCGGTTACTCCGGTTACTCCGGTTACTCCGGTTACTCCGGTTACACCAGCGCCGGTTGCTCCTGTTGCACCCAACGCGCCTGTTGGCCCTATTACTCCGGTTGCTCCGGTTACGCCAGCTCCTGTTGCTCCTGTTGCACCCAACGAACCGGTTGCTCCGGTTACGCCAGCGCCGGTTGCTCCTGTTGCACCCAACGCGCCAGTTGCTCCTGTTGCACCGGTAGCGCCAACAAGCTGGGGGAAATCGATATTCCACTGAGGTGGTGAGCACCACGCCAACGGAGCGCAATTTTGTTGGGACATGTTAGTTGAATGCTTGGACCGAAAGTAGGGCACCCTGCATGATCGTAATTCCGCCGACACCCTTTGACCATCCGGCTCCGAACTGGATATCCTGTGTACCCGTTAGTGTGACAACAACAAACCCGATGTTCTGGAAGGTGATTTCCACACCCGGCAACGACCGAGTGGTAAACGCAATGGGAACCCAACTCCCCCACGAACCTCCATTATTCCGCAACCGATAAACCAGCTCGGTGTACAAGAACTGTCCCGAAGCCGACGTATTCTCCGTCGTGCCTTGAATGCTGATTGAAAACGGCTGTTGAGAAATGCCGAAACGGTTAGTTTGAAATGACGCTGGCCCACTCATCCAGCCGTACATTATCAACGATGTCAGGTAGGGAGCGTTGTCACCAGTGTAGTACCAACTTGGATTAGCGGGAATATCCACGTCATCGACCTGCCCAAACAATTGCGACGAATACCCCACCGGAGGCATGGTACGTACCGTATCTTGGGGGTTAAACTTCTCTGATGTCGTGGAGATTTTACCCCGCACCAAAACATCGTTAAATTCTGCAAATCCGTCTGCACGTATCAAGAATCCACTTACCCCAGAAACGTAGTTTGCCGATTGAATGAACCCGACGTTTGATCCAGTCTGACCAAGTGTGAGGCTGACCGTAATTATGGCGTTCTCGGTCAGTAACAGGCCCGTCGCTATCATGGAGAACACGCTGCCGAACGTGACCCAATCGGCGCTGGAGCCGGGTGTCCCCCAATTCACTTGAGCGTCTTTGGCGGGGTTGTTCGTCAGCCAAAACGTGTTGTTATAAAGTACCACGTCCCGTCGAGAGGCATTGTAGTAGTACTTTTGGACGATATTGTACGCCCCACGGAATACGCAGAGCGGGCCAGACTGACCCGCCAATCCGCTGACGCCGATAGATCCAGCGGGTCCGGTGGCTCCCGTACTGCCAGCGGGTCCGGTGGCTCCCGTAGCGCCACCCGGAGTACCTTGAGGACCAGTCGGACCATAGGGACCGGTTGGTCCGATGGGTCCGCTGACACCGTTGAAAAACAATAGCGTGGCCTTCGGAGGCAAACATTGAGTCTGACCATCGCAGGACATGATATTGGTTTTCCCTAATTATGTAGAAATAGCCACCTCGGGGGATATCCCCGAGGTGGCTGATTTTTCACTACTGGATTAACCGCTGACGCCAGTGCAGGTCGTCAGATCGCCCGTGTCGCGGCACCGTTTATAGATGATCGGCAGCACGAACCATGGGTACATTGGGCGCAGGGCGCGACCAATGCGGTAAGCCATCACGCCATAGTCACCAAACATGTTGGTAGACATGTCGGGGTGGTTCATAAACTGAATCTCACCGCCGAAGAGCTGACGTTGGAACTTGATCTTGCCCTCGCCCGTGAACGGGGCTGGGACTTGACGCTCGAACGAGCCATCATACATGAGGAACGCGACCTCGTGAGACGCATTGAGCCAAGCGTTCGACACGATGGAGACCGAGCCTCCTGCGGTAGGTGCGTAGGCTGAATTTGGGTCAACGGGATCGTAGCCAGCACCATTCCAATTGAGGCGAAGCGGGATTGGGTCTTCTCCGAACTGAATGCCACGATAGAGGGGCTCAAACATGTAGCCCGTGATGGCGTCCTGAGCCATCTTGTTGCCACCAGCGGCGACTTGACCGAGGGGAACGATGTTCGCACCACCGGGACCAGCCGCACCGCCGAGATCGTTACGGAGAGCATCGAGAATATCGGGGGAACCGATGAACCGAGCGTGGGCATTGGCACCAGAGCCAAAGGGCTTGGTACGAAGGGCTGAACGCATATAACGGTTCGCACTTTGAAGAGTGGCGAACGTCAGTTCAGCGTTGGACTGAACAGCCGGAACGGCTTGGTCGATGTTGTACTCGCCACCGGTGATCTGGCTAGTGACGCCAATACCGGTCTGCACGCACATCTTGACGCCGGAACGGAGGAAGAGCTGCCAGCGGATGTCCGCGTTGATCAGCTCAGTCACACCGGTCTGGTAGGCTTCAAGCTGGGCAGTCAGGGAGCCAAGAAATGCGCTGAACCCTTGGTTCAAGCAGATTTTGTCGGACATACCCTGATTGATCGCAGCCGTGTACGAGTATTGATTCGTACCGTTTTGGTCGACGTTCAAATTGCAAGAACCACAGAGGTTCAGCATCGTGGTGAACGACGGATTAGCCAGCGAGCTTTGCAGGTACGGACGACCCTGAGCAACGCTCAAGAGTGTGGCCGCGACTGCCGACGGGAAAGTACCCGACTTGAGGACCGAAATGTATGGAACCTGCGTGAGCAGGGACTTGGCGATTGGGCCGTAGAGGCGTTGGGGATCGCGAGAGAAAAGTTGCGTAGCCAGATCAATTGGAATCGGTGTGCAAGACATGTTAAAAGAGGTTTATAGTTGAACTTTCCGCCACGGAGGCGGGTTACACTCAGTCGAAGGTGGGTAGTTCCCTCTCAGGTTCGGTCTTGCGACACACCCGTTCGTCCCCGGCAGATGTCCCTGCTCTCGCAGGGGGACCGGCGCTTTCGCGCTAATAACCTCCGGTTAACTTACGCAATAACCGGTTGGTGTGAGTGGTCAATCTTTTTTATCTCAGTTCTCTCGCAGGAACCGCTCCATGGCTCGCGGAGCCATCCCGCCTATGCCCAAACGCTGCATCTCAAACTGGTTGAACGATACCATGGGGGACGACCTCCATTCTTTCGACCCACTGATTGCAACTTTGACCGTGGTCTTCTTTAGTGCCCCGCTTTTCTTGAGGATAAGTGAATCGGCATACGCCAGACGAACCTCGTCGTCGACGGGATATTTCTTCATGGCATCGAGGAAAACCCCCAGAGACTTCATATCGAAATACGCCGCAATAATCCCAAAGCTGCTTTCGTCGTTCAGGAGTGCAGGAGTCCGCTTAAAATCTACCGGATTGAAATTGGTTGGAAGGACATCGGGGTCGACCATAAGCCCCCCACCAACCGCTTCCAACGCTACCCAACGGATCAGCCGAGCCACCTCATCGGTAGCAGATCCAAAAAACTTCATTCGCTCGACGTTTTTCATAACCTCGGAATACCGAGTCTCCCGAGCTGCGTCCCTTAATGATAGTTTCACCGGATTCCATCCTCGGCTCTTCCATCCGTCTGCCCACATTTCGTAGACGGCATTGACCGATGGATTGTTGGGGCGTTGGTGTTCATACGTAAACACCGTGCGTTTCGACATGTCCAATTCATCTGAAAACGTGATGTACTTTGCTCGGACAGCCGCTCGTGCAGATCCATCTTTTACCCCGTGGAACAGGGCTGGCTCAACCCCATTTTTCCATTTCTTAAACAGGTCCGACGGAGTAATTGTCGGACGCTGATATTGCATCATTATCAAGGGGGTGTCATACGCCAACGGTAGGATGTCGCCCCGATGGTGAATGTCATAGGCCACTTGAGGGTCTGCGCCATTCAACTTATTCCCACCCACGATTGACCAAAGCAGGCTATCGTAGACCCCCACGCCATTCATGTGCTTCAACGGTGCATCGTGGATGTGGCCGATGGCCGAGTAATTTCGAGCTTTAGAAAGTCTAAACTCCTCCGAAAGTTCGTTGATCCAGTTGGGATGAACCGGCACGCAATCGGACTCCAACGGTAAGAACGCAAAATAGTTGTCATTCCACTGCGGCATCTGACCTACCATACCTACGATATCCGCCCACATCTGGTTGGGTCCAAACGGATATCCTTTCGCGTCCCTACGTCGACTGGTCTCTACGAAGACTTTGTCAAATTTGTCGCGCAAACGAGTGATAATTTCACTGCTGTAATCCGAGGCGTCGAATCGCCGGAAAATCATAATATCCGCCGTGTGGTTGCGGACTCGCTCCAGACCAGCGATGAGCGCACCGAGATCCTCGGCAGCGGATTTATCCCCGTCGTAGTACTGAAGTACGATCAACAGTTTTTGATGATTACCGTGTTGCACACGACTAGGCCGAGACACTGGGACATACGTCCCGTCATTCATCATCATCATGGTTGGACCGGACGTGAAGGACTGAATGTTGTTTGGAGCGGGCATGGTGATATTTATTTACAGATCTTGATACGTGTAGGCGTGATTGCCGATATGAGCCGCGAAAACGGACATATCGAGCTGCACCTTGTGACCGGCCTTGGCCGCACGGATGCAGAACGGGATGTCGTCGCCGGGGATATCGACTCCTGTCGGAGTGAAAAAGGCGTAATCGTAGCCGAACCGGCTACGAAGACCCTCGTTGGTTACGCGAATTTCTTCGCCTTGGGTTTTAATGATGTCCTCAAAAACTTGTCGGTGGGTCAGGGCAAATCCGAACCCCGACCAGTCCGTATCGCGAAGTTCATTACGTGGCCCACGCTTGATTACCATCTTGGTGGTTTCAGATTCCCCTCCCCCAAATTGCGGGGCGGCACCTTTTCGACGCCCGACGTAGACGGCGCTCACGAACGTCTTTCGGTGAACCAACATGCGGTAGATCGAGTGAACTCCTGCAAAGACATCGGGCATGTTGGGCGTCTGGCAGAGCCGCTTAAACGCAACCGCATCTCCATAGGGAGGAATAGTGTCTCCGTCCCACCAAATCGCGGTGTCCCACGGCCCACGAAGGAACTGGCCCGCCAAAGCGTTGCGAGCTACCGATAAATTATTGAACGCAACCCTGCGAAAGTCCATTTCCTTGGGGTCGTAGAGCCGTGCAAACGCATCGAGCACTTCTGGCTCGGGAGGACCGTTCAGCGGCATCAGAATGACGAGTTTTTTGCCGGGTTCTGGGTTCGTGTAGAACGGTTTTATGTCGTGCAGTGGCGACGGGTCAAAATCGATCAGTTTTTGAATCGCTTCGACCGGAAATCGCTTCCGCGAGAGCCACATCGACACCATGGCTGGACCCTGACCGATAATTTCGATCACTTTGTCCCGACCATATCTGTTGATGTAGGTTTGAGGGAGATTGACGAGGTCAATCACGGTTTACTCGACCGACAGCCCCATCTCTCGGGCAATTTGCTTGGCTGCGTCCTCATTACTCTCAGGTAGGGGAGCTTTAGCGCCTGCTGGAGCTGACGCTGCTGCCGAATGGGCACGGGAAAGGGTGCCAGCAGTCTTGATTCTCCCAAATTTGGACTCCAGCTCAGTGTTGCGAGCACGCAACTCTGCCAAATCCTTCATCAGCTTGGGCAAAACGTGTTGCTTGAGAATAATGCTCTGCACCGCATTGGCGCTGACTCGTCCACTGACCTCTGCAACCTTGTCGGGGGTCACTTTAGAGGAGTCCAGTTGAGCAATAGCCTCGCCCACTTGCTTGGCCATCGCGTCGTAAGCAGCGAGCGAGTCTTGCTTGGATTTAATCACTGCCGACGAGTCGGTCGGAAGCGGATCAGCCGGACGTTGCAACATGGGGAAGTCTTTCGACAACGTAGCAATATCCGAATTTAGGATACGTTGGGAATGTTCGCGTACGTCCGAGATGTTTCGCTCTTGATATTGACGCTGTTCAACGGCGGATTGCTCTTTTTTAGATGCAAAATTCGTTTTCCACTCTGAAATTTCCGATTCCTTGGCTGTTTTAATGCGGATATTGTCCCGCAAAAGTTCGCGGAGCTGCTCGGCCTCCTCTTCAAACCCCTCATCCGACAATTTCTTGATGTAGGGGGTTACTGTTTTGAAGTTCAGACCGTCTTTGGTGAGTTTGGCGACCGCTTCGGGATCGTCTTTTCCCTCGACGGTCTTGCCCACGCCAAAACTTTGCAGCACCTTGAGGATCTGTCCTTGGTTTTTGGCAATTGGGGCGTCGTATTTGGTTTGGATCGTCGGGTCGCGCTGAATGTCCACCTCCCGAACGGTCTCGCGGAGTTTGGCCAACTCTTCTTCCACCTCTTTGGGTATCACCCCCTTCTTTAACGCCTCCCTCGCCTCATTAAGCTGGGTCGCCAAAGCCTCTTTCTCCTTCGCCAAAGACTCGGCCTTGTTGCGCTCGGCGATGATCTTTTGATTACGCTCTTCGATGATCTTTTTCGTCTTGGGGTGCATCGCCGACGCTTGGCGAGTATCCAGACCCAAGTCGGAATCACGCGGAGAAGTCGGAGCAGGTTTAGCAACTTCTTCGGGCTTGGTTTCTGGAACTGCGGCGGGCTTGGTCTTGACGGCGGCAGACTGGCGATTCAATTCCTCCAGTTCATCGCTAATTGACGTTTCTTCGGCACCAGACTTGTCGGCTTCCGGTTCTGGCTCTGGCTCTGGCTCTGGCTCTGGAGCCGCTTCTACCACTGGTTCAGTAATGGGTGCCGAATCTGGGATTACTTCTCCGGGTTGCTGAATGGGTTCGGGAGCTGAATCAGTGTCAGCATCTACTTGCTTGGCAAGTTCAGGGCTGGCATTGCGAACAATATCTTCAAGACCGGCAAGATCAAACGGGATGGGTGACGTAGGGTCGGGCATGTTAATCTTCAGTTGCGTTTACGGACGGGCGATCAAATGGGTCGGCCCGAATTAAGGGCTGATCGAACGGCAAGATCTCGATATCCGAGATCGCCTGTTCATATCCTTTTCTCTCAAACCCCTTCGCTGCTGCGACGTGTACCAGATCACCGGATACCGGAGACTCGGGTCGACGCTGTTGCAGACACCGTTTGATGTCTGCCCAGAGCGATGAATTGAGGAGGTTGGCTAGGGCTTCCTGATTTTCTTTACGAAGGTACATTAGCGAGTGCGGGCGCTTCGCCTTGTGGTGGTGCTGTCGGGATGGATGGAACCGCTAACGCGGTCTCCAGAGATTGATCGGGAGCGGCCTCTCCTGCCGATGCTTCGTCGGGAGGCAGACCCTCACGTCGGACGGCATCCATCACCGCCGACTGCGAGGCTTGCATCTGGGCATTGATCTGCACGACTTGGCTCAACTGCTTCTTAAACCCTTCAGCAAACTTTTCGAGTTCATTGAACTGGGGGTTCTTATTGAGGCCCATCGACTCTCCCATTTTAAGATGGGCCAGCAAATGGTTGAGGTTCAATTCGGAAGCTTTGAGAACTTCAGGGGGCGGATTGGGCTGACTCAGCACCGGAGCTGCGTACTCCGTCAACAGTTGCTGCACCGTCTGACCATGCACCAAGTGATTGTCACGAGGGCTGACCGGAAGATCCATTTGGGAACTGGTCATAATGCTCGACTCCATGAGCTGCATCCGTTGCGCCTCGGCTTGAATCGTCTGATCGGGATTTGGTACGAGGAACTCCAACGCCAGTTCCGCTCCGACGATATTCTCAACGTCACGCTGAATGACTTTGGACATGTCGAGATTCGGATTGCCTGCGTACTTCTGCACCACCACCGAGACGCCCTGAGCGAGCGCAGAGTCAGCGGTATGGGCCAGCGGACTGGCTGGGGACGTGCGCCACGTCTTGATCTCGTCATCGGAGATCTGCAACGGGTCTAGCATGACCTCAACCAACGTCCTCAAAACCTCGGGGTCTGAGTCACCGTGACCTTCGTAGAATTTGGGGGCGTCCAGTGCCGGATCTTCCATCAGCTTCTTCGACAGGCGACGAGACTCTGAGATATAGTCATCCGAAAACGCACGGAGTTGTTGAATCTGAGTGAGGTTCGCAAACTGGTCGACCCAACGACGGATCATAATATCTGCCGCTTCTGAGTCTCGACGAGCGTCAATGTTGGCCTCGGTAGCGGTCTTCTCTGTGCGCCCTTCGGGCGATATCTGATTGGCTAAATATGCCCCGACCGACTGCTCTGCCCAACCATCGATTTGAGTGTCGGTTATTCGGTAGGACTCGCCATTGGCGATAAATTGCTGTTGAGGGATCTCCACCGACTTATCGATTACGATAAACGGAGCCATCACTGCTGGAGCGAATTTGGATTTATCTTTCGCGTCCGCTCGCAAGATCATCAACCCGCTCATGCGGCTGTTATCGATGATGCCGTTGCGAAACAGCTCCTTCATAATTGTAAGCGATGCGAGCTTGCGGCCCAGACCCTTGGACGAGTGAATGCATCCGTTGCCGGGCTCAAAACTGAATATGGCAAGCACGTCTTCCATTTGGGGGAAGAGCTTGAAACTGAATCGAAGCATTTTACCCGAATCGCGGTGGATAAGCCAGAACGACACGCTGCCGTCGTATTCGCGATTGAAGAGCAGCCAGCATGAGACGATACGGGCACCGGTGCTGGTGAATGTTAAACCGAGAACGCCCTCGTTAATCATCTCAACAAACTTGCGAAACTGAGTGGTGGTCGCGTCCTCGCGAGGGTCCATCATCGTTGCGTTGTTCGCCGCGTAGACGCAATTGTCGAGGTCGTACCCGATTTCCTTGGCGGCTTCCTCGTCCTTGAACAGCGCGAGAAACTCGTCGAGCCGGTAGTCCATCTTGGCCACGAAGAATTGCAGGTCGCGGGCATGCTGTCCGGACTGTTCCGGACAGAATGCTCGGTCCTGCTTGAACATCGTCGGCTTGTAGGTGTAGGGATCAAGGAAGACCGCGTACGAGTACCCTTGAAGGGCTGTCTCGACCGCGAGGCTGTTGATCATGCCGGTGTTGCCATCCCAAGACCGGATCAATTTGGTAAACTTGGACCTGAGTAGATCGGTCTTGGCTTTCGCAAAATTCAGGTTAGACGGGAGGGAACTGGATGTGACGTAAATCTGCGTAATCGTCGAGTTGACGAACCGTTGGCTGACTCGACCCACGATACCGGACAACCAGTTGGTGGATGCGTTAGACTGCCAAGATTTTCCGCGTTCGGCCATGCCTGCCGATGACCGTGGGGGTTCACCATCGTGCAGGGCTTGGATGTCAGCCGTTCGAGCTGCTCGGCTCCGGTTGTTCTGCTCGGTTGCTTTGCAGATATTCCACGCTTGATCGACCGTTTTTACTGAGCGGGCCTCGAGCTTTAGCTGATTGCCATACCCGTTGTCAGTACGTTCGGGAGCGTCAATGGTCGCGATACCAATAGATGGCAACGGACTGCCGTTACCTACGATATCTTGGTTGTTCGGTTGAATGTCAGTTGTCATTGCAATTACGCGACTGTCGTTGTTGTGGATATCTGTTTACTGAAAGTCAACTTTTTCCATCGAGGGGGGTGATCGGGGCAGCTTTCCGCCGACAAAACCACCTTCATGCTGATAAAGCAGGTGCAGACGGTGCATTGTCCGTCGAGATGCCACGGACACTTCCTGCAAGCAGCGTAACGCTCGTCTTGCACGTCTTGAGGCGCAAACACCGGTCGACGTTGCACCAAGTGCCGAACGCTACGATAAACGGATTTTAGGGCGTTAACGGGGGTAGACCATCTGATAATCATGGCTTCCTCCAACACCTATCTGGGAGCGATTGCAACTGATCTTCGGTCAGACCTAGAGCCTCTTTGGGGACGAACGCTGCGGTAGCGTTGTCCCATCCACCCACGCTACACGCCATCAAATTGCCCTGTTGGCGAGTGGACTGTAGCTTGCGAAGTTGAGCCAGCACCGTAGCCGTCGAGCTGCTGCAACCGGAGCATCCGACTCGCCACGGTTGATTGGATGGGCACCCAACGCAAATATCTGCCCGCTTGTTGGCTTCATCTATCGACAACGTGGTGTAGCCCCCCTTCGACTGACCGTAGATCATCATTGCGGCCCATCGAGTCACACGATTGAGGAGTGGCTCCGAAGGCGGGGACGAACCGATGGAATTATTATCAAAATCTTTGGGTTCCTTATGACAAGCCTCGGGCCAGAGCTTGCAGTAGTAATTATCTATGTCCCGCTCAATGTCCCCGATTGGAATGTTGTTTCTCAGTCGGTATTCAAAAATCTGTTTTACCAACGTCTCCTCGTTTATCGCTTCCAACTTCACGTTGGGTGCGACCACGAAATGCCAACCCCTCGGAGGAACTCTACCACGACCAAGTTTCATTGACGGAGTCTACTTTTCAAAACGCTTGCGGGCAATCGAAAAGTAACTTAACAAGATTTACCCATGCCGGTAATACTTCCTGACAAGGTCCGTCGAGCCAGCCTCCGCTACATTCACCAGAACCTGTTTCTGTATCGTGAGAATAGTGACGCCGCAGCCTTGGCGAATGCGGTCGGACGGATGTTTCAAGACGCGGAGTTTATGCGGTACGTCCAGAACAACCCGACGCTTCGCAAGCCGATGCAGAAGCCGTCAGACATGCAGGCCATGGCTTGGGCCTACGTCTACTCCCTCTTGTACGCCCGAGACTACGTAGCAGCCGCATTTGTGTTGTGGGGTCCGAAGACTTTTACGCCCGAGCCCAAAGCCGCGCAACAGATGTGGAACGCGTTGTTCACAAAAAATCTCATCAACGTCATGGGTTGCGGGTCGGTTGGGAAGACCTTCACCCCATCCGCGTGGTGTGTCCTCGACTGGCTGCTCGACCCCGAGTGGACGCGCATCGAAGTTGCGTCCAATTCCCAAGACCACGTTGAGAAGAACCTTTTCGCCGATATCGTTCGACTGCACACGGAGTCGGTCTTGCCGTTGCCGGGTAACATAGACTCCGAGTCCATCTCACTCGACAAGAAGCGAGGCATGGGGATTTTCGTGTTGGTTATACCGGGCGGACCCAAGTCGCGTGGTAAACTGAAGGGTGCCAAGATCAAGAACCGTCCGACTCACCCGTTGTTCGGCGACAACTCTCGGCTGCGAATCCTTCTCGACGAGGCGCAGGAAATTCCTGCCAACATCTTCGACGATACCCCCAACTTGTTGTCGTCGGTCGACGACTCGGTTGAGCACATCAAGATCATGGCGGCGGCAAATCCGAAAGACGAGTGGTCCCGCTACGGAATGAACTGCAAACCAGTGGGTGGATGGGAAGCAGTGGCCGACGACCAAGACGAGTGGGAATCGGAAACCGGTTGGCACGTCATCTCGATTAACGCCATGCGGACAGAGAACGTACTGGCGAAAAAGACAATCTTCCCCCGCATGATAACGTACGAGGGCGTGCAAAAAATTATCCGCTCACAGGCCGGTGGCAACGACCAGCACCCCAACGTCTACACGTACGTCTACGGTCGATTCCCAAAGACGGGTGTGCAGACATCGATTATCAACTCGGCCCACCTTCGTCGAGCCGAGGGCGAGTGGATCTTCGACGGTCCGACTCAGACCATTGCTGGGTCCGACCCAGCGTTCACGAGCGACTTGCCCGCCATGACCATCGGTCGCGTGGGTCGAGCCGTGGGCTGGACCGACTACAAGGGTGACCGGCACGACTTGCCCGAGCCCGCAATCAAGATCCAAGCCGACGCCACGGCGATCCTGCCGCATGGCGATACTCAGGACGTCGCGGACGAGAACATGAGCCGGTGCAAAGTCCTACATCTGCTTCCGGAGAATTTTGGTATTGATAAAACGGGTACGGGTCGTGGAGTGCATGACGTCATACGTCGTCAATGGGAAAACAAGGTCGGTCCATTGCCAGAAGATGCCGAGGGATTGGCTCCGATTCTGGGAGTGGAGTACGCCTCCAGCCCATCGGAAGTAAAGATCGCCGACGAAGACACCGAGACTCCAAAAGAACTCTACGACCGCACCGCCACCGAACTCTGGATGGCAGGCGCGAAATTATTTGAGTACGACATCGTCCGGATTGGCCGAGGCGTAGACATCAAGACCAGTGACGAACTCGCGGGTCGTCGCGGCGGAATGAAAGTCGGGATCGGCAAGAGGCAATCGGTCGAGCCAAAAGACGCCTACAAGGCCCGCACGGGCGAGACCTCTCCGGACCGAGCCGACTCTTTCCTCATCATGCTTCACGTCGCTCGAATGCGCGTGCCTTCCCTCGTACCGAGAGCCAAAGACACCAAGGTGGTCGGCGAAGTCCGGCGAGACCACTCCTCCGATTGGGAGGGGTTCGAGATGGCTTTTGGTGGTGCCAGCATGTCGGGCATGGACTCCGGTATCGCATCGACCGGAGACATGATGAAGGATTGACAAATTATTAAGATTGTGATCCCTAAATCAATGAACGGAAAGCATCTTGCCGCACCCATGACCTTCTCGGTCTACCCTCGCGAGCGGGAAGTACTTTTGCGAGTCGCTCGCGAGCGAAAACTCCGAAGCCTGTTCGATGTCGTACGGCTATTAGTCGTGGAGACTCAGGGTAAATCGATCAAGCCCGAAGAGTTTTCTCCTCCTAAATTCAAATCTTAATAAGATTTTTCTTTACACATGAGTGGTCATCGAACCAGAGTGTGGTCCATGAAAATTGCATTGTATCTCAGGGTCTCTACTGACGATCAGACAACTGATCCTCAGAAGATGGAGCTTCAAGCCTACGCCGCCCAACGTGGCTGGATTGTGGCCGACACGTTCGTTGATACGATCTCGGGTTCCAAGTCCACTCGTCTGGCATTGGACAAGATGCTGGCACAAGTCCGTCAGAAGCGGTACGACGCGGTCCTTGTTGTGAAGCTGGACCGGTTGGCTAGGTCGCTCTCTCACTTCGCCCAGCTCGTGGCGGAGTTCGACAAACACGGGGTGGCGCTGGTGTGCCCCGGTCAAGGCATCGACACCTCCAAAGCCAATCCCGCAGGACGGCTCCAGATGCACGTCCTTGCTGCTGTGGCCGAGTTTGAGCGTTCGCTCATCATTGAGCGCACCAAGGCGGGCCTTGCAGCGGCAAAAGCCCGAGGCGTAAAGCTCGGCAAGCCGTCAAAGCGCCTGCCCGAGAACCATGGCGAAATCGTATCCCAGTGGCTCAAGGAAGGCGCGACTCAAGTGCGGGAGTTGGCCAATCGTTTGGGCGGGGTGTCAGTATCAACGGCATTCCGACTGGCTCAGACCGCGAGGACAAACAGCCCCATATGATCGGCCTCGCGATTATTTTAAGTTTTGCAGGAAACCCTGACGTCCCCCGATTGGTTCGAGCCATCGAAGCGGTTGAAAACTCTTCGTGGACCTCGACGGGGGGTGGGCTACAATGGTCAAAAGCCACTTGGTCAGAGGAGACCAAGGAAGATTTTAAGAAAGCCACTGACCCAAAATTTTCCCGTGAACTGGCAGAACAACGTCTGACCAAGTTTATTCGCCGTCTACACGTTTTGGACATTCGACCCACCCCCTACCTTTTGGCGTTAATGTGGAATCGCGGTTGGAGTGGAGCATTGGTCCGCAGAAAAAATTCCGACCGAGACGATTACGCGCAACGCGTAGAAAATTACTTTATCGCTTACGAAACATAGACCAACAAATGAGCACGCGAATATACACCTACGGTAAGAAAAAAACTCCGGAGGATAAAATGAGAACCGAACTCCGAAAACACATCCTTTCGGGAGGTCTCGCAAAATCGTTCAGCTCCCTACACGCAAGCAGTACCAGTAGGATGCTCATAAGCATGGGCATAAGGAAAGTGTTCATCACTGATGAAGAGCATTCCATGCTCATAAAAATGCGGAAAGCCGCAACGGAGGGCGCGAAATGAGCACACCAACACCACGGACGGATGACATCGCCGGATGCCTGATAGACTCGGAAGAAGTGGTCCCCGCCGACTTCGCCCGCACGCTCGAAATCGAACTCGCCCGAATCCGCGCTCAAGAAAGTGACTACATTAAGATAATTGCCGAGGTCTTGAAATGTGAACCGCGTCCAGCTTGCGAGCAACCCGACAATCAGCTTGAAGCACCGTGGGAGGTGGTCGCCCGCCTCCGCGCTGATGTAGAGAAATGGCAGAAAGTTGCCGCGCAGCAATCGACGAGGCTATGAAGGAAAACCCGAAATGAACAAAGACATCAACCTCATCAGCTTTAACGGTCCGCAGGATAACGGGCAGTCGGTCGATCTCACGCCCGACGGAGCCATCGTGCCCGGTCCTGAGATTTCGGATACGTTAAAGTTCTCCACCGGACTGACCAACTTCTACGGGAAATTCCCATCAGTGACCTCGGGCATGGAGGACTGCATCGACGTCAACAACCAGTGCAACCTCGTCAACATCACGGTCGACGAGTTGGTGTTCCGTGGCACGATGGGGGTTACGATCAAAGGCGGGTCGACAAACATCCGAGTCACGGCGCACGACTGCAAAGGTCACGGCAAGGAGACCGACGTCGACATTGGCAACTGGTCCGACCAATCGTCCGAGCCCACCACTGGCGTGATGCTCGACATCTCTCGCTCCGATGGAGAGCCGGTCTACGTCCGAGTCATTAACGGCGATACGCCGATGCTGATACCGGATTCTGGGCCGTACAAGTTTGTCTTCCCGTGGCCTTGGATTCCCCGATGGATCGTTGTCCCAATCTTTAACCTGCTCCACAAACTAAACAAAATATGAAAATTCTATTCTTCGTAGATCCAAAATGGGCTTTCGGGCTCATCCATCAAGAACTGGTCAAGCACCTCTGCGCTCGCGGTTGGCAGTCTGACGTACTGTCGTGGCTGGTTAGTTACAGCCGTGAGGAAGTAGCCCTCATCGCGAGTCAGTACGACCGAGTGGTCACAATCGCTTCTGGGCTGGATGTGCTGGTCAATCAGTACCAAGTCCCACCCGAAAAAATAATCGTGTTCTGCTACAGCGACTACGACATCACGAAAGCCAAGAACGAAAAGGTGGACGCGCTGTTTGATAAAGTAGCTGGCTACGCCGTCCCCAGCCATAACCTGCTCTCAATTTCGCTTTCGATGGGTGTCCGACGCATTCCGCAAGTCCTCCCTATCGGGCTGACGTTGTCCCGATATGTTGGGTCGATTCCAAAGGAGCTCAAGACGGTCGGATACGGCACCGCAATGGATCGAAAGAATCATTTCGGAGTGGAGTTCAAACGCGGGTATCTGGCGCAGGAATGTGCCACCTCGGCTGGGTTGGAGTTTCGTCCTGCCCACTCCTACAACTACCTCGCCGTCCCCCAATACTGGCAGACCGTGGATTGCATTCTGGCGAGTGCGCTCTACGAAACGGCTCCGATCCCGCAATTGGAGGCGGCTGCAAGCGGACGGCTGGTGCTGACGTCTGCGGTTGGTAACACTGCCGAACTGGCGGCACTCGGCATCGCAGAGTTACTACCGTCCAACATCGATGACTTTCGGAAGGCTGCGGTCGAACGTCTGCTGTGGTACAAAGATAATCCCAATGCTTTTACCGACCGGTGTGAACGGGGCCGTGAAGCCATGAAACGATTCGATTGGCCAGAGGTCTTGCCACAGTGGCAGGAGTTCTTCAAATCGGCATCACTATGAGCATCAAATATCGAGGGATGGTCTTTGCTGGATACAATGCCCCCAAGCGCACTCCGGGTGCGACGAAAAAGTCAGCGGTGCTGGCCAAGTCCGGCAGCAAGGTAAAGCTGGTCCGTTTTGGCGACCCCAAGATGTCGATCAAGAAGGACCAGCCATCACGCAAGAAGTCGTACTGCGCCCGCAGCGGCGGCATTGAGGGCGGTGACGGCAAACTCTCGGCCAACTATTGGTCGAGGAAGGCTTGGAACTGCTAAATTTATGGCTAAAAACTATACCTCCCACGCATTTCCATACGACCCCGAGAATGATTCTCGCGGCATGACCATCCGCGATTACTTCGCTGCAAAAGCGTTGTCTGGATTACTGGCTGCACCGGATGGAAAGTTTCCAAACCTACTGCATAGGATCGACTATGCCCAAAACGCATACGCTTTGGCCGACGCCATGATCGAAGCCCGCGAAGAATAGACAACTTTTGGGTTACTGGCACGGTGCGCGTGACAGTCTCCAGCAGGAAGCTGAAGTCCCGTTCTGTCGGGATGGACATCTAAGGCAATTTCCGCGCTGGCGTAGGAACAGTAATATCTGTTCAGGCGGCCTCCCGACGGGTCAATCCCGTTAACCCATTCAATTTATGAACAAACCTGTTAGAATTTACATCAGTGCCAACCGTGGGCTACCCAATCTCGCACGATCTTTGTCCACGTTAATGGATCGGGTTGAGCGGTCTGGAATACCTAGAAGCAACCTAGTCATTGTTGACTCGCTCCCCTCAGAGTTTGAGTACCCAGCTCTTCAACGGCTGTGGCTCGATAGTCACGTTGAGGATTTCCACGGGCTCTACCTTCACTGCAAAAGCTCGAGCAAAATTGACGATGCCGAGATTGAAAACGGTTTGGCGTGGTTAAACTACATGGCTGATGGAGTATTGGATAACCATCAAATTTGCCGCATCCATCTTGAACGTGGGGCAGACTTAGTCGGATGCATGTGGTATAGACATTTCAAAGGGAATTTTTTTTGGTTTAGAAGTTCCTACGTAAAAACCCTTGAAGACCCCCAATCACTTTCTTTTGGGACTCGGCTCAATGCCGAGTTTTGGTGCTCTCAAGCGTTATGGAGAAATACTAAAGTTTTGAAGCCCCGAGTAAAAAACCTTGGGTATCTCCCAATCTCGTCGGATGCCGATTTTTCATCCTTGCATCGCAACGGAGTTAAACTGGATTTGCAAAAATTCCACATTTGCTGCGACATAAAAGATCTTGAATCGGCCAACAATGGGTGCGTTTACGATAGGTTTGTATTGGACCGAAAAGATTACGAAAACCATGGCGAATTGATTTCCCGATCTTCCAATTACAACTCTGATTTTTTCTTACGCACTTGAAAGCTGAGATCCTTCTCGTCACCTACGCCCCCGACTTCGACTTCACGTCGTACACCCTTCGTTCAATTGCCAAGTTCGGGCGGGGGTTCGCGGGGGTCACCATTGTGGTGCCGTACAAGGATGGTGAACTATTTGAACGGTTGGCGAAGAAGCATGGATGCAATCTGCGGTTGTTCTACGAGGCCGCTGGGAAGGGTTTTCTCCATCATCAGGTCGTGAAGTGCGAAGCTGACCTGTGGGTGCCCAAGGGCACGGATCTGGTGGTTCACATCGACTCCGACTGCGTCTTCAAGGAGCCGTTCTCGGTGGAGACGTTCATGCGTGACGATAGGCCGATCTTGCTGCGTGAGCGGTACTCGGACTTTCAGCATTACCCGGCAAGGGCATCATGGCAGAAATGCGTCGAGCATGCCCTTGGGTTTGAAATGCCGTGGGAGACCATGGTCAGACATCCGGGGGTCTTTTGGACCGAGATGTACCGCGAGATGCGGACGTGGATCGAAGACCGCCACGGATATCCATTTACTCAATACGTGTTGCTGCAACGTAACGAGTTTCCTCAGACCTTTGCAGAGTTTCCAACCATCGGTGGGTTTGCCTTGGGATCAGGGCAATGGCGTGAACGGTACGCTGTGGTCACGCGGGTCGTGACGCCAAGCGAGTACTGGCGGGATCACGGCATAACGCCCTTGGAACGGGGCAAAGATGGGAAGCCAATTGGTGAGACGGACTACAACCTGTTTGGGGATGACGTGTCTACGCATGGACCGTTGGTGTCGCCTGTGCATTACTTCTGGTCCCGTAGAGGCGTTACGCCTGAGATTCGGGCTAAGTTGGAAACTATTCTGGCATGAAACTGAGACGAGGCATTATCCGGGAAGATGGGATGATTTTTTGGAGTCACCAGAGTGGTACCGGACAAGAGTACTGGCTCTTGCCAGAAATGTTTGCAAACCTCTTAAAAAAAACACAGGCGTCAAACGCTGCGTGGACCAAGGCCAATCGCGAAAGAAAACGGGCGTCAAACGCTGCGTGGTTCAAGGCTAATCGCGAAAGAAAACGGGCGTCAACAGCCGCGTGGGCCAAGGCCAATCCCGAAAAAAAGCGGGCGTTAAATGCTGCGTGGTCCAAGGCCAACCCCGAAAGGGTCCGAGCGGCATCCGCTGCGTGGGCCAAGGCCAACCCCGAAAGGGTCCGAGCGGCATCCGCTGCGTGGAGAAAGTCAAATCCCGAAAAAAGGCAAGCGTCAACAGCCGCGTGGAACAAGGCCAACCCCGAAAAAAGGCAAGCGTTATCCGCTGCGTGGGCCAAGGCCAACCCCGAAAAAAAGCGGGCGGCATCCACTGCGTGGGCCAAGGCCAATCCCGAAAAAAAGCGGGCGGCAAATGCTGCGTGGAGCAAGGCCAATCGCGAAAAAATACGGGCGATGGCCAATGCGTGGAACAAGGCCAACCCCGAAAAAAAGCGAATGTTTAAGGCTCGACGTCGTGCCGCCAAGTTGAAGGCATTGTCCCCAGACGTAAACAAGGCGTTTGTAGCGGGGTTTTACGTCATTGCCTCTCGGGTATCTAAGTGCCTCGGAGTAACCCACGAAGTAGACCACATCGTTCCGCTTGCACTGGGTGGATCGCACTGCCACAGAAACCTGCAAGTAATTCCTGCAAGTTGGAATCGCCGGAAACACGTCCGGTACGACTATCCGTTGCCCGATTGCTACCGGACAGACGGCTGGATGATCGTATAAAACAGAATTTGTTTATTCGTGAATAGTGAAAAACTATAGCGGAATCTGAGAGGGGTATATGCTTATGCAGGGCGGGGGCGGGGGGGGGTGGGGCGTTGATATTGAGACTCAATCTCACTGAGACTGAGTCTCAATCGCACTGAGACTGAGTCTCAATCTCTGTATCATATCATGGTTCAGATCGTGGTTCAGATCGTGGTTCAGATCGTGGTTCAGATCGTGGTTCAGATCACGCCTGACATCCGGTTGCGGCGTCAACCCCCTGTCGCCGCCTCCGGTTCGGTGACGGTCGTCACAGAACGTCGTCGGCGGCGACCCTCACGGCATCGGCCTGCACCAGATTGGTGGCGTCGAGACCGATCCGACGCTCGGACCCCCCGAGAATCGCAGCCGTTGGCGCGGGCGGGGCCATCAGGTTCTGGACCGTGACGTTCAGGCTGGCCAGCATCGCGGGGTTCCAGCGACCGTTGCCGCTATCGACCCCAGCCGACTCCTTTAAGGATTTGGGCACCCCCACGATGCCCACCTCCTTGAGTGCTCCCGTAAGGTTCCGCAGGGCGAAGGTCACCGTGTTCAAGGTGTTGGCCTTGGTGTTCTCGGCCTTGCTCACGGTCGCCGCTTTCGCCACTACCTCGTGGAGCTGCTGGATCACCTCCAATGCCAAGTTGCTCACGGCATGGGTCACGGCGCTATCGGCCTGCGCGGCCCGCATCAGCGCCACAGCGGCATCCCCACTCCGCAACTGCTTCTCCAGATGAGCAGCGCGGAGCGTGGCCCAGCCTTCATCAGCGTTGGCGCGGTTCATCCGCTCCACGGTGCAGCCGAACTCAGCCGCCAACTCCGTGACCGTCGGGCGCTCTGCCCGCTCAATGAATGCTTTACGCGCAGCAAGCCAATCAACGCTCGCCACTCGACGCCGCGACGGCGCTATCCCCAGATTCGACATGAGACTGAGACTCAGTCGCAATAAGCCTCAAATCAAGCCTTAAATCGCCCACCCCCGTTTAAATCGATTCTGCGGCCCCTATTCCGAAATTCCGAAATCACCTAACTCATTGGTCCCCCAACAAATCATCTGACAACCGCTACCAGTGCCCTCGTTTTTGCCCGACCCCCCGAGGATTGGCCGCAATGGGCCTTAGAATCGATTTCGACCCGTTTGTTTCGACTCACGTAAACCACCTGTTTTCAGGCACTTACGAAAGCCCTGTTTTTGACCCTATTGAGACCCAGTCTCAGATGACATCGGCCTGACCACGACGGACCCGAGCCGCGAGCATCAGCATCCACATTTCCTGCCGCTCCCGCTCATGCTTTCGAGCCGTAGCCTTGGCCGACTCGCCGACTCGCCGAGCCCGCCTCACCATTAGGTGGCGCTGGCACCGGACGTAACCGGGCACCGTTGGCTGCGGACAATGCACGCAGAGGAACCGATCACGCTGCCGCTCCCTGTATCGCTTTTTCGGATTCAAGTCGGGGTTGTGGTAGTGGTGGTCGTAGATCGTCTCCATGCCGACCAGTGTGCGCTCCGTCGCCGCCGAGTCAACTCTCGACAGACTTATGGGTAGGTCAATGGGGAAACCCCTCTCTAATATTTATATACTGTATCCCTACCCTTACTCTCTTATTTTTTTCCATACAATTATAGAGATAACCTACCCATAAGGATGCTCCTAATTTCGTATCCACGCCTTGGATATCCCAAAACCCTCAAAAATCGACGAAACTTTAATTGCCTCATCTCCAACACTTTGTGAACAATCGTAAACAGATTCTGTTTTATGCGCTTGACCGAGCCCCCATCATCCAGCAGCTTGTTTTCAGTGGCAGCGAGGACGGTAGAAAGCGAGCGGCTCAACGAGCCAAACGCTTCCCCCCTCACTCCCACTCCAAGGGCTCCGAAAGTCGCGCTACGCCGCGATGGGGGATGGTGAGCCAAGCGTAAAGGAAGTGATCGACTGCAGGGGTAACTCCCTCCGACTGATCTATCTCCCCCGCCTCGACCCTTCATCTGGTCGTAATAGCTGCCCTCGACAAACGCGCTCCAACCAGCGCACCGAGGGACACACTGGTCATCCCCCCGCCAGCCGTGCATCGCCCGACAAAACTACGCTCTTAACCGACGTGGGGGACAATCGGGCAGGAACACTCCAGTGAGTGTTTCCTACAGCGCCCACGCTCCCCGTGAGCCCTGTAGGAAGCACTCACGCTTCAATCAACCCAGTCAACCCAGTCAACCCAGTCCTCCTATGTCATCCTCCTACTCCATCGTTAGCCAAGCCGCCGAACTCGCCTTCAACGTCTACGTCGCAGCCGCCGCCGCAGACCGCGCTGCGTACGATCGCCGCACCACGAGCTATCACGCCCTCGCCGCCGCCACCAAGGTGTCGGACGAGATCGACGCAGTCTCGTGGGCCACCTCGGACCCCTCGTTCGCTTTCCGCCAAGCGGCTCGAGCCGCCTACGATGCCTACGACGCCGCTCGGGCCGAGAACGACGCGGCCATCGCCGCATCGGATCGCTCGTTCGCCGTCCGCCAAGCGGCGTTCGACGCGTGGGACAAACTCACCACCGCACGCGCCGAGGTCGCGGCCCGCAGCGCCTACGCCGCACCGCGCACCGCGCCAGCGTATGTGTCCCCACTTGCCGTCCTCGCCGACTACTAACCCCCACAGGACGAAACGCCCCCACGGGGCGTCCAGTGCTCTCTGCACTGCTGACGAGTCCAGCCCGCCTCACTCCTGTTCCTCCTATGAAAACCACCTACGAAAACGCCTCCGCACTAACCTACGCCACATGGTCTGCCGCCAGCATCGCCGACCGCGCTGCCTACGACCGCGCCATCGCGGCGGCGGCTGCAGTCGACGCCGCTCGCTCCGCCCTCTCCGCTGCCATCGCCGAGGCCGATGCCGCCGATGCCGCATCCGCCCTCACCTTCGCCGCCCGCCAAGCGGCCCTCACTGCGTGGGACGCCGCTACGGTCGCGGCCCTCGACTACACGACCGCCACCACTGGTGCATTCACCACCGACCACCGGCTTCCGCAGTGGTGGTTAGGGACCGACGCCGCCGACCGCCGCCAATAGGACGAAACGCCCCCCACGGGGCGTCCAGTGCTCTCTGCACTGCTGACGAGTCCAGCCCGCCTCACCCAACCCAGTCCTCCTATGTCCTCATCATCCCGCCTCACCCAGCTCCTCAATGCCAATCGCCGCGTCCTCCTCGTCGGCCCGCCCGGCTGTGCCAAAACGGCCCGCGTAGCCGCCGCCGCCCTCGACTGCAATCGCAAGCTCATCGTGTTCCGCTCTGCTCTGGCAGAGAGGGTCGATTTAGGCGGCTGCTACGTGCCCAACCAAGCCAAGGGCGTCACGGAGTCGCTCCCCTTGCAACTGCTCTGGGACTTGCGGCACACCACCACCCCCACCCTGCTCTTCTTGGACGACCTCGGCCAAGCGCCTGTCGACGTGCAGGCCGCAGCGATGGCCCTCTTCGACGACGGCGCGATCAGCAAGTCGGTCGTCATCTGGGGTGCCACCAATCGACCGGGCGACAAGGCAGGCGTGACCTCGCTCTGCGAGCCGCTCCGCTCCCGCTTCCACGTTGCATTTGCGATTGCAACGCCGTTGACGGAGGACAAGGCCGATGGCCCCACCTACCTCACGACGTGGCGTGACGAGGTCGACGCATGGGCCAACTGGGCAGGCCAGCAGGGGTTCTGCCCCGAGCTCATCGCGTGGCACCGCAGCACCACGGGGCGCACGCTCTACGCGTGGAAGCCCGCAGCGGACCCCGCCCTCCGTATGCCCGACTTCCGCTCGTGGGAGACCGTGGGTCACCTCTGGGAGGCTGGCCTGCGGGACTTCGCGACGGTCTCCGCCGCAATCGGCAAACCTGCCGCTGCGGAGTTCCTCGCGTTTGCCGCGCTCGCCGATCAGCTCCCGACCCCCCAGCAGGTCTGGATGGACCCCCACGGCGCTCCGGTCCCCACGGACCCAGCAGCCCAGTACCTGATCGCCGCCATGCTCGGTCGCGCCGTCGAGGCCAAGTACGCCTCGCAGCTCGTCACGTACATCGCCCGCCTGCCGCGAGTGATGGGCGCGTACTGCGCCCGCGATGCCTTTGCCCGCCTCGGTGCCAAGCTCGTGGGCAACAAAGCATGGCAGGAATGGTGGCTCGCCAATCAGGCGCTCTTCACCACGTAACCCTGAGACCTCATCGAGCTGCCCCCAGCACTTTCCAATAGTGCTGGGGGCGGCTCTCTTCAGTTCTCAATCCATAACAACCAAAAACAGATATAACCATGAATGCTCCCACCACCGCCCGCCTGTCATCAAAAGCCGTCATCGCCACGTTGAACGTGGGCGCCTGGCGCACCGTCAAACGCCACGCCGCCGAAACTGCCGCCGAGAATGCCCGCCACGGTCTGCGCGACGAAGCGCGGGTCGACGTCAAGATCTGCAACCACCCCGCCTTGGAAGAGATCGCCCGCCTTCACACGGAGGCCCGCGCCGAGCACTACCGGCTCACCTTGCCCGCAGCCGACAAGGGTCTTCGCCTCCTGCCCGCCGCCCGCCAGTTCGAGCACTCGGCGCTCATGCAGTCGTTCGGCGTACGGATCGACACCCTCGTCTCCCAGTTCCTCGCCGATTACGACCGCGTGCGTGCCGACGCCCCAGCCCGCCTCAATGGTCTGTACGTCGCCAGCCAATGGCCCGCCCACGACGTCGTGGCGGCTCGGTTCTCCTTTGCGACCCGCTACCTCCCCGTCCCCGACGTCGGGCAGTGGGCCGAGTGGATCGACGAGGCCAGCAAGGCGGCTCAGGACGAGCTCCGCGAGCGCCTCGCCGAGGCGATCCTCAAGGTCGCCCAGAAGCTGCGCGATCCCAAAGGCATCTTCAGGGACACGCTCGTCAGTAACCTGAGCGAGATTCTCGCTCTGGTACCGGACCTGAACCTGCGCGACGACCCCCAGATCGCCGCCCTTGCGGCCCAAGCCGCCGAGCTCACCGAGTTCGACGCCGAGACCCTGCGCGACGACCCCATCGCCCGCGCCAACGTAGCGCAACGCGCTACCGACCTCTGCTCCCTGTTCAGCCTGTAATGCATCATCCCACAACCGATATCACCATGTCCAACATCCCGATCCCCATCGAAATCGACAAGGCCCGTTACTGGGGCCTCACGACCCCGCACGCCGCCTTCTACGGCTCGCTCGCATCTAACCTCCGCGACGTCATCGACCCCACGGTCCCCACAGCCTGCACCGACGGTGCCGTGATCCGCTGGAACCCCGATTTCGTCGCCAAGCTCACGACCGAGGAAGTCCGCTTCGTCCTCTTCCACGAGACCCTCCACTGCGCCCACGACCACTTTCACCGTCTCCCGCTCAACGAGGAAGGCAACATGGCGGGCGACTACGCAATCAACGCCGTCCTCGAGAAGTTGGCGGGCGTAATGATGCCCAAAGGCGGACTGCGTGACACCAAGTACGACGGTCTCGCCGAGGAAGAGATCCTCGCCGCCATTCGCCGCGACCCCCCGCCGCCCCCGCAGGGTGGTCAGCCCCCGCAGGGTGGTGGTCAGCCGCAGCCCGACCCCAACGGTCAGCCCGACCCCAACGGTCAGCCCGACCCCAACGGTCAGCCCCCGCCAGACGTTGGCGGGTGCGGTGGCTTCGAGGCTCCAGCGCCGACCCCTGCACCGCTCCCCGGCAAGACGCCCCCGCCCTCGGTGAAGGAAAAGTGGGATAGGGCGCTGGTGCAGGCCGACCAAGCCTCCCGTGCGCTCGGCAAGGGTACCGCGCCCGCCGAGCTCCAGCGCCTGCTCGATGCCCTCAAGGCACCCGTGAAGCTCCACTGGAAGGACGAGACCGCCGACTTCCTCAAGTCCAGCATCGCGACCCGCAACGACTGGACCCGCAGCGCCCGCCGTTTCGCGGGTGCTCCGGTCATCTACCCCCGCCGCAAGGTCGAGTCGACCGGCCTCGTGGTGTTCGTCCGCGACACCAGCGGATCGATTGACGATAAGCTCACGGCGGAGTTCACGGCGCTCATCTCGCAGTGCTGCGCCGACCTCAACTGCGAGGCGCTCGTCATGGACTGCGACACGATCATCCACGCCGAGTATCGCCTCGCACCGGGCGAGGACGCGCCACTGCACGCCAAGGGCGGCGGCGGCACCGACTTCCACGAGCCGTTCGCCCGAGTGGCGGAGTTGGTCGAGGCGGGCGAGACGGTGGCGGGCTTGGTCTACCTCACGGACCTCTGCGGTGACGAGCCAGAGAGCGTGGATGTCGCCACCCTCTGGTTGTCCACTACAGACACCGTCGCTCAGACGGGGCGCACGGTCCACGTCGAGCTGTGACCGACCACCACCCTCCCCTCGGGGGAGGGTGGTTAACTTTCCACGTCAGTAACCAACATCCAACTACACAACATGATCACACGTTCCCGCCAGAATTGGAGCGCAGGCTCCGTCGTTCGCGTCGGCTTCCTACGCCTCCGCGTTCTTTGCTCCATCGCCACGCCCGGCGACTTCCGTCCCGACGTCTATGCCCTCGAAAGCCTCGACGGTCGTTCGTTCTATCGGTTCACTCCCCACCACGGTATCGACCGCGTCGATACGCGAGAAGATGCCGTCCAACCCTCGTTCTAGTCACTATGATCACCACCTACTGGGCCAAAACCGTCCTCAACAAACACCATAAATCCGAGGTCAAACTGCGTTCGCAACGCGGGCTCCGTCGCATAAAGAATTTGTCGCACATTGCGTGGGATGACTCGACGACGCCCCCGACGGTGTTGTCGCAGAAGTCGCCGTGGAAGGCGATACAAGCGGGCGCTCCGATGCACCCTTTTTTCCTGATGGGTGACGAACTTTACTCCGTGGAGTCCGTCACCAAACCCTGCTTCGCCGTGAAAGTTTTTTCCAAATCCATAACCGATTAACACCATGCTCAACATCACCGATAGATTACGCGACATACTCACCCGCCTCGGCTGGGGAATCCAAGACACCAGCATCGTCAATAACCATTGGTACTTCCGCTCGAAGACCGAGACCTCGATGTACCTGCGCGGCGTAAGGGCCAAGGGTGGCCATCGCACCTCCGTAAGCGCCTCGAAATTTGTGCTCGGCTGCGACGACAAGGACGCGGTCTACGCCGACTCTATCAAGTCCATCACGATCAACCTCGACAACCCCCATTGGGAGAATCGCCTGTTCAGGTGGCACGCTGCCACGACCTTCAAGGTCGCCGAGCTCCGAGCCAAGTACGCCGAGCGCGATCACACGCATAAGAAAAAAGCGGCACGATTGGAAGAGCACCGAGCGCAACTCGATGCAATCACAAGCAACAGTCAGTACCTTCACGGCTCGGGCAGGCTCGATGATGGCTCGTTTCAGTCGATGCGCTTTGACACGACGCTTCTAAATGAGGTTAACGTCGCACTTGCACGACAACCGTCGGCAGAAGCTGCCGCTCGCCTTGGCGTCAAGCTCGTCGACTACCTCCGGACCGAAGGGTTCATCAAGTAGTCGTCGCTTGACACGAATGCGATCTCGTGATCGTCCTCCACGCCCGCCATGACTCCCTCCCAACTCGCAGCAGCCCTTGGACGCCTGTCCAAGGGCAAGAAGAAGACCCTGTCGAAGGCTGAAATAGCCCGACGGACCAAGCAGCTCGCAGAGGCTCGCAAGCGGAGGTGGCTGAAATGAGCCCGCGATACTTCAGCGGCCTCGCCAGTCAACTCGGGCAGGTCCAAGCGTTGCCTCACCAGACCTTCGCGGAACTGGTAGAGGCAACCGTGGCAAGCCCCGTGCAGTTGGCGCTCACCCGTCCCGAGATGTTCGCCCTGCCCGACGAGGAGCAGAACAAACGCAAGAGGACCGACTACCTCGTGCCCGCCGTGTTCAAGGCGAGCCCCAGCCCCCGCCAGACTTCGCAGGCGACGCACTGCAACGTGTTGTTCATTGACGTCGACGACGGGAAGGAGAGCGCCCGCATTCTCAGCGTCGGTCCCGAGACCCTGTTGGGTGACCTGAGCGCGGTCATCTGGCACACCGCACGCTCGACGCCCGAGAAGCCCCGACTGCGCGTGATGGTGCCCGTCAACAGCGTCCCCGTGGCACATTACCCAGCAGCGGTCACGGCCCTTGCGGGACTGCTCGGCATGAATGCCGTCACGAGCGAGTCGAAAGTCGCCGTGCAGCCGATGTATTTGCCCGTGCAATACACGGACTCAACCGAGAGTCCCATCGCCTATCAGAAGACCGACGGTCAGGAGTTCGATCACACTCAGATCGCGCAGATCGCGAGCCTCAAGGGCGTGGACCCAGTCGACCCATCCGACGCGGACGTCGGCGATATCGCGAACCTGCGCGAGCCCGTCGATAGCGTCACCGCCGATGATGTAGAGTCGGCGCTCAAGGTCATCGATGCGTCGTGTTCGATGAAGCAATGGGTCGAGATCGGCATGGGCATCAAGCATCAACTGGGTGACGCGGGGTTCGAGATCTGGGACGCGTGGTCCTCCCAGAGTTCCGACAAGTACACCGACACCGACACCCTGCTCACTCGTTGGGAGTCGTTCAAAGCCAATCCCGGTGACCGCGTTCCGGTCACGATCCGCACCGTGATCCGCGAAGCGGTGAAGTGCGGCTGGGACAATCGCCCGATGTCGAACCGCGTCTTTCAACAGACGCGCGACTGGATTCAAAGCCCTGCGCGGTCGTCCGAAGAGCTCCTCGACGAAGGAGCCAGACGCATCGCCAAGCTGGCCGATGTCGTCGGCCCCATTGAGCAGAAGGTGCTGGTTGCTGACCTGTTCGGAGCGACGAAGTCCAGAGGCTTGCGCGGGCCGACCGTCGGCGACCTCGCCAAGGAGGTCAAACGCATCACCAACGCAGCCGTGAAGGCCACGGCAGTGCATCCCCCGTGGACGAGCGGCATCGTCTTCCTGACTGCTCCCAACCTGTTTTACCGTTATCTCGACAACCGCAAGATGCGTCGAGAGGTCGTCGATCTAATTTATCAAAGCCCCAACCCCGAGGTCAGCGCATCACAATACCTGATACACGAAGCCAACATCCCAGTCGTCGAGAACGTGCGCTACGATCCGGCAGAACCCAAGCGGGTCTTCATCTCGGGCGGGGTGCCGTTCATCAACACCTACCGACCGACGTACGCAAAGGCCGACAAGTCGCAGGCACTGGAGGCGGGCGAGCTGCTCTGCATCCATGCGTGCAACCTGCACGGCAGGCAGTACTGGGTGACCGCGATGGACTGGGCGGCTTATCAGGTTCAACACCCCGGCAAGAAAATCCGCTGGGCTCCGATGCTTATGTCCGCACCCGGTGCAGGCAAAGGTGGCTGGGGCTACGTGATGACGCTGGCACTCGGGCACAGCAACGTCCAGTGGCTCGCAGCCGAACACATTATGGAAGGCACCAGCAACGGCTGGGCGAGCGGTTCGCAGCTCCTCATTCTCGACGAGGTGCGCGTGATGGGCACGAATCGCTACAGGGTCATGGATAAGATGAAGCCCCTGATCTCGGACGACAAGGTCTCGGTCCGTCAGTTGTACGAGCCAGTCCAGACCGTGCCTAACGTCACGAACTACATCCTGTTCACGAACCATCACGACGCTCTCGCGGTTCACGACGATGACCGTCGGTACTGGGTCATCAACAGTCCTCTCCAGACCAAGCCAGACATCGATGCCATCGGCGGCGAGGCTTACTTCAATCATTTCTACAGCGAATGCACGCGGCTTGCGGGCGGCATCCGCGCCTTCCTCGAGGCTTGGCCGATCTCGCCAGATTTCAATCCCGAGGGTCGAGCCCCCGCCACTCCATTCCTTCAGGAGTTGGCCAAGCAGACGACGAGCCCACTGGCGTCAGCGATTGCGGACGTCCTCGAAGACGAGCCGCACGCTCTGGTCCGCAAAGACCTCGTATCAATCACGGCACTACGCGCAGTCTTACCGACCGAGAAGCTGCCTCCGTTTTCCGATCAAGCTCTGGGCGCAGTCCTGCGCTCGCTGGGGTTGGTCTCGGCAGGCAGACATCTTGTGGACGGTACCCGCCACACGCTGTGGGCCAAGCAGATCACACCCGACATCGAGGCCCGTGCTCAGGCCCGCATGGACACCCTTTAAGATTTATGACCTCGGGGTCATTTTTCGCTCGTCAACCTAAACATAAACAGTATTAGTCCCAGTCCCCCCCCACCCATATGCATAAAAACTACGGCAGACTTAAATTTCAATCTGACGACATTATCAATTGGCCCACGATTGCCGCCGCGATAGCGGTCGGGTTCGCGATGGGAGTTATGATTATGGCCCTTGTAATCGCGCTATGATACCCACAACCAACTTTACGGAGGCTCTTGGATTCCAAACACAGCACCTCAAAAACTGGGAGTCCAAGCTTCGTCCAGAGCTATTCAAGGAAATCAGCGACTACGTGGTCTCGTCTAACGACGAGGACAAGGGTCGCTGCTACCGTGGTCAGGATATTATCCAGATCATCCTTGAATGGCCCAACCTTTCGCCCTGCTACGCCACTCCGGTGGAGCGGGACGTCATCTAAAAACAACCATCAACCAACATCCAAATGCTAGAAGAAAAAATCGCAGCCCTCACCGCAGCAGTCGAAGCCCTCACGAAGGTCATCCAATCTGGCGGCGTCAAGACTGACGCCGCAGCCAAGCCCGCCAAGGCTACTAAGCCCGCCAAGGTCGAAGAGCCCGCCAAGGTCGAAGAGCCCGCCAAGGTCGAAGAGCCTGCCAAGGTCGAAGAGCCTGCCAAGGTCGAAGCGCCCAAGCCCGTCAAGAAGCTCACGCTTCAAGACATTCGCGAAGTCGCTCAGAGCTGCCTCGACAACGACAAGCTCAGTGGGGTCATCGGCATCAACAAGAAATACGGTCTCCGCAAGATCGGTGAAGCCACCGAAGATAAGTTTGCCGACCTCCACGCTGATCTGACCGCTCTCCTCAATGGCTAAACGCACCCGCATCGACGTCGGACCGTCCTCGGCTCATCGCTGGTCTCGATGCACTGCCTCACCGCAGTTCATCATCGATCACGCATCTGAGCTGCCAGACGATTCCAGTTTCTTCGCGGACGAAGGCACCAAAGCCCACGACGTAGCAGCAATGATCCTCACTGGGAAACCTGTTCCCGAGGGGATCGACGACATCATGCTGCAATACGTCAACGGCTACGTGGCCTTTGTACGCTCGCACGAAGCACCGAACTCTCGGCGCTACGTGGAGAAAAAGATCCCCCTGTTTTATCTCCCCGAGCGCAACGGCATGGTGGACGCTGCCACCATGCGGACCGACGGCATCTATATCGACGACCTCAAGTATGGTGTCGGCGTGAGTGTCGAGGCCGAGGACAACGAACAGATCGCGATCTATGCCGAGTCTCTGATCCGCCAGTGGGAGCAGATCTCGGACATCGCGCACGATCTCCCGATCCACCTCTCGATCTATCAACCGAGGGACCGGAACAACCCAGAACCTGTCAGGACGTGGACCCTGACTCGCCAACAATTGTCAGTGTTCACGACAACGCTTGGCGCGAAGGCGCGTCAGGCACTGGGGGGAGCAGGGCTGTTCGGCCCTTGCGACAAGGCGTGCCGATTCTGTCCAGCCAAAGGCATCTGCTCGGCATACGCCACGCAGGGGCTGGTGGCTCTTCCAGAAGAGGCACGCATCATCACCCTCCCAGATCCCGGTGTCCTTACTCGCGATCAGCGGGTCAAGGTACTGGGGGCAAAGAAGGTGTTGCGCGACTGGCTCGAAGCGGTCGAAGACCAAGAGGTCGCCGACCTGATGGCGGGCAAAGAGCCGCAAGGCTTCAAGCTCGTCGAGGGCAAGAGCAACCGACAGTGGAGTGACCCAGAAGCCGCTCAGACTCTTCTGAGCAATCACCTGACACTAGATATTACGAGGCCGAGAGCAGACCTCATTTCGCCCCACAAGGCGGAAGAAGCTCTCAAAGGGAAGGAGCTGTCGGCGCGGTTTGAATCGCGCTTTCAGTCTCTCATCACAAAGCCGGAAGGGAAACCAACGCTTGTACCGGAGTCGGACAATCGTCCGGCGCTTCAACTCGCTAACCCGCTAGAAAACATCGACGTCATCTAACATGGAAAATCAAAACATCAAACTCAACAACGTGCGACTCTCGTTCCCATCCCTTTTTCGGGAGAAGAAATTCGCACCCACCGATGCCAAGGGCGCGTACTCCGCGACCTTCATCCTCGACAAGAAAATCAACGCCAAGGAAATCGCCGCAGTGAATGCCGCGATCAACGACATCGTCCGCGAGGTCTTCAAGGGCAAGCGCCCGCCCAAGGTCTGTCTGCGTGATGGTGAAGAAAAGGCCGAGACCGACGGCTACGGCGACGGCGTAATGTTTATCGGCTGTCGCAGCGAGAAGCGCCCTCAAGTCATTGGCCGCGATATGTCGCCCCTCACTGAGGAGGACGGCAAGCCCTACGCTGGGTGCCACGTCAATGCCGTGATCCAGCTCTGGGGTCAGGACAACCAGTACGGCAAGCGGATCAACGCGAAGCTCCGCGCTGTGCAGTTCTTCAAGGATGGCAAGCCGTTTGGCGAGGGTGAGGTCGACGTGAACAAGCTGTTCACCAACATCGAGGACGAAGATGAATCCCCCGTCTAATCAATCAGTGCTGATGACGTCGGCGGCAATCGCCAAGCTGCTTCGAGCCGATCCTGTGGCAACAGGTCTGGTTAAGGAGCATCTGTCAGTCGGGGAGATCCTCCGACTGTTCGACATCTCTGAGTCCGATATGTGCGCGGTAATGAACATTCCCGTCCCCGCAGATCCCTGCGAAGACGGCGCTACCAAGGACTGAGGAACACGCGACTGGGCAACCTGCGTAGTGGTGGCCCACCAATTTACATGCACGTATTCCTAGACATCGAGACCCGCAGCCGAGCCGACCTACCCAGTGTAGGTGCGGCACGGTACGCTGCTGACCCCTCGACTGAGATCTTCATGGCTGCGGTCAGCGATGGGTCCGAGATCTACCTGTGGATCAACCCTAGGTTCCGTGATGCTGGGATCGATTCTGACCCCGAGGCGCTGGCGTTGCTGCGCCAAGCGGACGAGGTCCACGCGCATAACGCCGACTTCGAGCGGGAGCTGCTGGACCGCACTCAGTTCGAGGTCTCCATCCAACTCACGCAGTGGCGCTGCACTGCCGCCATGGCTCGCATCGCCGCCCTGCCCGACTCACTCGAGAAGTGCGGCGATGCACTGAACATCGACAGCAAGAAGGACAAGAAGGGCAAAGACCTCATCAAGTTTTTCTCGATCCCACAGGAGGACGGCACCTTCAACGAGCCCCGCGACCATCAAGAAAAGTGGCGTCAGTTTTGCGACTACTGCAAACAGGATGTCAGGTCCGAGATGCAGATCCACGGATTGCTCAAGGATCATTTCAGCCTGAAGGGCGTGAACCTTGAGACGTTTCAGTTCACGATCCGCATGAACGACACGGGCATTCCGGTCAACGTGCCTGCCCTTCGTAATGCCCAGAAGATGATCGACGTCGTGGAGGCGACGGCTGGCGCAGAGTTCCGCCAGCTCACCAAGCTGAACATCACCCAGCGGGCCAAGGTGAAAGACTGGCTGGCGGCTCGAGGTCTGGATCTGCCCAACATGCAGGCAGAGACCTTGATCGAGGCTGCGACGAGCCTGAAGATGCTTGGATCGGCGGAGGCATCCCGCGCTATTGAGCTGTATTGCCAACTCTCATACGCCGCGACCAAGAAGATCACTACGATGCTGGACTGGGTCTGCCCCGATGACCGGCTCCATGGAGTGTTCAAATTTTATGGCGCGAGCACCGGACGTTGGTCGGCGGGTGGTCCGCAGTTGCACAACGCCAAGAAGGCGACTCCCGAGATGCGTCCGATCACGCACGCTGCCTACAAGTACGTCGCGAATGGGGGGACCATCGAAGGGCTGCGAGCGGTTTACGGGGAGCCGATTGAGATCTTGGCGTCGTGCATCCGCCATTTCGTTCACGCTCCCGGTTCCGAGCTTTTGGACGGCGACTACAACGCCATTGAAGCCCGCATCGCGTGCTGGGTCGCTGGAGAAGAAAGCGCCTTGAAAGAGTACCGCAACGGAGTGGACCGCTACAAGACGATGGCAGCGTATATCTACGATAAACCAATCCGGCTCGTAACGTCAGACGAGAGGGAAGTCGGTAAGCGGGCGATCCTTGGGCTGGGCTACGGCATGGGGGCTGAAAAGTTTCAGTCCTCTTGCCGCGACCAGTACGGCATTAACATTTCGAGGGAGGTGGCGGAATTGGCCAAGGACTCTTTCCGAGAAAAGCATCCGAAGATCGTCGAGACATGGAAAGTGCTTGATCGGGCGATTCGGCGTGCAATTCAACTCGCGGGATCGGTTCACACTTTTGGACCGGGCATTGTGGTCTACTGTCACGCCTCCGCAGGTATTCCCTACTTGTTCATCAAACTGCCATCTGGGCGCTCGCTCGCTTATCCATGGCCCATGATTGAGGACGACGCCATATTTGGGACGAAGGTCACGTACTGGGGCCAAATTCCTCTCTCCACTCAGTGGGGTCGAATCGGTCTATACGGAGCGAAAGCTTTTGAGAACATCTGCCAAGCCATCGCCGCCGACATCATGGCGCATGGCTCCCGCACGGCTGAGTCGAGGTGGATGTTACCATTCGCACTGATCCACGACCAAGGTCTTGCCCTTAAATTATCGGGGCAAACCGCTGAAGGTTTTTCTGACGCTCTCGCTACTCTCCCATCGTGGGCGAAAGGGCTACCACTGAAAGTTGAAACCAAAATCGCACCGTACTACTCAAAATGATACGCATACCTCTGAAATATCAAATCTTCGACTCCCCCGTGGAGATCTTAGAAAAAGACGCAGCCAGCCTCAAGCCCCACCTCACAGGGTGGAACAAACTCAACGAGATCTTTCTCGTAGGGCTCAACGCGCATGACCTTCGCCGGATGGTCGTGCTGGAGCTTATGGGGGGCCAACGCCGCGTCATCATCGCTCGATTGCTTGGTCGGCTGGCCAAGCTAGAACGTCAGAAATATCTTGCCCGTATCACAAAAGCTACCACATGAAAAAATACTACATCGCAGCCAGCATTATCGGAGCCGTCGAAATCAAAGCCGACACTCCCCAACAGGCTCTGGAGAAAGCTCAAAAGTACCTGTCCAAACGGTTTACGCTTCAACCCAAACCCACCGGACTAGAAGTCTTTGAAACCGCTGAAGAGCCTACCCCCGATGTTGGAAGCTCAAATTGAATCCAAGGTGGTCAAGCTGTGCAAATTGTATGGATTAACTACCTACAAATTTTCATCGCCGTCCAATCGGGGCGTTCCCGACCGCATCATCATCAGCAACGGGTCGGTACTGTTCTTGGAGCTGAAACGGCGGGGACAAAAGCCCACCCGACTTCAGATGCATGAGATCAATCGATTGCGCGAAGCGGGCTGCAAAGCCGATTGGGCCGACAACTACGACACCGCCAGTTCCATCATTCTCCTGTTTCAGGTCACGTCGTGAAATTTACCCCCGAACCATATCAGACCGTGATGGCGGATCACTTGCTCGCCAACGACCGAGCCTATTCCAACGTGGGGCTCGGACTTGGTAAAACAGCGTCCACATTATTAGCCCTGAACGAGCTGTTCATGGCTGGGTCGATTCGATCCGTACTGGTCGTGGCCCCCATCAGGGTGGCTCGGATTGCATGGCCGAACGAGATTGCGAAATGGGACCAGTTCAAGTGGATGAAAGTCGAGATTCTGGCGGGGAAAAAGCCATCGGGTAAAGCGCAGGTCTACCTCATTAACTACGAGCGTTTGCAGCAACTGACCGACCTCAAGTTCTGCGATGTGGTGGTGTTCGACGAGATCACCAAAGCCAAGAACCCGAAGAGCAAGCGGATCAAGGCGATTGCGGGCTTAATGAGGCACCACCGACGCTGGGGGTTAACGGGGACGCCCCGCCCCAACTCGATGCTGGAGCTTTTCGCCCAAGTGCGGCTGATCGACGACGGTGTTCGCCTTGGCCGGACGTTCTCAGGCTACCGCGACTGCTACTTTTACCCGACCGACTACATGCGCTACAACTGGGTGGCCAAAGCTGGCTCCAAAGATCGCATTTATCAGCGCATCTCGGACATCACCGTAACCCTTCGCAGTTCCGACTACCTCAACATCGCCGACACGGTCTTGGAGGACATCGAGGTGACGTTGCCGCCTGCCGCCCAGACCGCGTACGACGAGCTTGAAAAGGATTTCCTTACCCTCACCGCCAATGACGTCGTAACGGCTAAAAACGCAGCCGTTCTGGCGGGAAAGCTCCATCAGCTATGTGGTGGAAACCTGTATTCCGAAGATCGAACTGCGCTCCCGATCCACAACGCCAAGATCGACGCCCTGATCGACCTTTTGAAGAAGCTAAACGAACCGGCGTTGGTGGCGTGCAATTACATCCACGAACGGGATCGGATCTGCGCTGCACTGAACAAGGCGGGGCTGTGGCCCGTCAACGCATCCGAGTTCAAGGGCGACATCGAGCAGGCTTGGAACTCGGGGACCATTCGGACCCTTGTAGCCGATCCCCGCTCACTGGGGCATGGTCTCAATCTGCAACAGGGTGGCCGCACGGTGGTCTGGTACAGTCCGACGTGGAGCCGAGAACTCTACGATCAGTTCAACGCCCGTGTGGCCCGCAAGGGTCAGGACAAAGACCCCCTGATCTACCGAATACTGTGCTCGGGCACCATTGACGAGGCTATCGTCGAGACCCTGCGTGAGCGTGGCGACGACCAGCGCGAGATGGCCGACGTGATGCTGAACTACCGCAAACTCATTTCTTCTTCTTAATCTTGGTGCATCCGCTCTTCGGAGTTTTTGACGTGTCCGGCCTTCCATTGCTTGCGCCACCGCCATAGGAGAAAGGCAATGCCGAGGAGAGTGCCGACAAGCCCTGCGACCTCGTTGATTTGTGATAGGCTCAACATTGCAGCGGCTGGCGTTGCGGCGGTGAGCAGGGCTTTGGCGTTGTCGGGGGTCATTTGGATTTGTTGTACCTCGCGCCGACCCACCAGAAAATCAATGTCCAAGACCCGAATTGAATCTCTGGTGACATCGTAGCGCGAACTTCAGGAGACGATGAGAAGTAAACCGTGGTCAAGAAAATGAACCCAGCCCACGTCAAACCGGGACGCGTCATTTGGCGAAAGGCGTCGACCAAAACGTAAATGGAGCCGACCCATGGCCACGTCCCAACAGGAATTACGAGGGTGTTGTCGCCTGTTTTTTGCGATGCGGTGAATGCAGTCCATGCCGCCTCTTTCTCTGCTGCTTGAAGCTTTGCGTTGAGCAGCATGATTTCCACCTCGGCATCCTTACGCTTGCGCCAAGTTTCAAAGAAACTTGTGCCCAAGTGTAACAGCGAACCCACTACACCACCGCTGGCGGCATTAAATAGGATCTCGGTAAGGCTCATTTATGACAGACAGTTAAATTCGATCCCCTACCCTGACAAGTATAGACTTGACGTGAAATCTTAACAAGACACCCCTCAGAGAATGGACTTGCCCACCTTTCACATGGTCGCGTGTTTTCACACGCTTTTGACGGATGACTACTCTCACTGTGCCTTTAGCGGAAAGTGCCGCCGATGGGCCAAGATGATGAAGCCCCTCGGATGGAAAACGGTCGTCTACACCAACGAGGGCAGCGACGTTCCCGACGCCTCGGAAATGGTACACCTCCTCAGTGCCGAGGAATTTGCCCACTTCTACCCCCGCAAAGACAAGACGGAGTTTCACGGCAACCATGCCGTGATCGGGGACCGTGGCTGGCCAGCGTTCAACAATCGGTTGATCGTTGAACTGTCCAAGCGGGTCAAAAAGGGGGACTTCATTCTCCACCCGTTTGGTCGTGCCCATGAGTCACTGGTGACCCACTTCCCACACGCTCACCATGTTGAGTCTGGCATCGGCTACTCCGACAAGCCGTTCAATTGCTGGCGCATTTACGAGTCCGAGACGTGGCGTCACTACCACTGGGGGCGTTGGGACCATGATGGCTCCGTTCCTCGGGACGACAAGGGGATCAACCGCTACTATTCGTGGGTCGTGCCAAATTATTTCGACCTCGACGACTGGACCGTAGGCACCGGCAAGGGCGACTACGTCGTCTACATGGGTCGAATCACGCCAGAGAAAGGCATGACTGTAATTGCCGCGATGATACGGGAGCTAGCGAACCGCTGCAAGAAGACTGGCGAAGTTCCGCCTCGGTTCGTTTTTGCCGGTCAGGGAAATTTCGATCACGAGGTAATGAGGCACGTACTTTCAGACCCCAAACCCGAAGACCACTGTCTCAACATCGAGTACGTCGGTCCGGTTCATGGTCGGGCTCGTTCAGACCTTATCGGCAACGCGCGTTGCATGCTGATGCCGACCAATTTCATTGAGCCGTTCGCAGGATCGGGCGTTGAAGCCATGATCTGTGGGACTCCGCTCCTTTCGGTCGATTACGGGGCGTTTACGTCCACCGTGATCGAGGGAGTCACCGGATATCGCTGCAACACTCTTGGCGATTGGATCGCTGGGATTGAAGCCAGCAAGCACCTCGACCGAGCCAAGGTTGCGTCGATCACTCGGGAGCGGTATTCGCTCGAAGCTTGTGCCAAGCTCTATGATCGAGCGTTCAAGCAGGTATCGGACATCGACCGCAAGGGCTGGTACACCTCCGAAAGCCATCGAATCCCTTGAAGCATTACTACACGTCGGTTGAGGGGTGGTTCGAGTACGGACCACTCTACCGAGAAGCGGTGTTACGATACAACAATGCTCGGTTTGTTGAGGTCGGCTGCTGGAAGGGCCGGTCAACGTCGTTCATGGGTGTCGAAATCCTCAACAGTGGGAAAGACATCAAACTCGACGTCGTGGACACCTTCCAAGGTTCAACCGAGCATGGGACGGTCGATTCGACGGCGTTAAAGGCGGAGTTCTTGCGGAACGTCGATCCGGTCAAGTCCGTGATCGGTTACGTCCACGAAATGACGTCGGTAGAAGCGTCCCGACTGTACGAGCCCAACTCGCTGGACTTTGTATTCATCGACGCATCACACGACTATTGGAACGTCGCCCAAGACATCGTCCACTGGTATCCAAGAATCCGTAACGGTGGAATGATCGGGGGCGACGATTTCGAGCCCGCGTGGCCCGGAGTGGTTCAGGCAGTCGAAGAGATCTTCGGCAAAGACCGAGTGGCGGTCTATGGGAAGCGTCAATGGGGCATCACCAAGGGCTAGCGAGAGAGCAACGAGGAGCTGCCTTTGCCGGACATGCGGCGAGCTGCCAGAGGGCGCGTCTTAGCCCTGTTGGGCTGCTCAGATTGAGCGATCTTGTTTGCCCAGACCTTACGCCGCTCGGGGGGAAGCATGTCCAACGCCTTGGCGTAAGCCTCCCCCAGCGCGGGCGGTTGGCCCAGCGCGGAATCATTCCTTTCCGAGTACTTGTTTTTTTGCGGGCTCATTTTGAAACTGAAACTCGCGGCCAGTCTTCTGTCGATACAGTTCTCGCGCACCGTCGGAGTAACTAACTCGGCCAGCAGTGTCCTCGGTGTCGCCATCCTCTTCGTCGGCTTGCGCGTCTGCGTCTGCGACCTCGTCAACTTCGGTTTTCTTGCGGAGCTGGTTCCAAATGTCCTTCTCCAGATACCACAGGATCGCCTGAATGTCGGAAGTGTCGATGGGCTCTTCGCCACGTTCGGCCCGCAGTTTCTGCACGTCGTTAACCACGTCGCGAATGAAATTGCGATGCCCCCCGTTGTCGGGCGCGTCGAACAAACCGCTCCGAGCCTTGGTGTAGCGGTTGTACAGACGGCGCATCAAGTCCTGAGATAGAGCCTCGGTGTCGTCGGGGTTTTCTTTCAGCCGGTTCTGGATGCTCTTGTAGTTCTTGAAAGCCTGTTTTCCAGTGGTGTTGATCTCTTGCAGGATTTCTTCGTCTGATACGTCTTCCGGCAAAACGTCGGCAGCTTCGGATCGCGCCTCCTGCAACACACCAGCAATCGTGTCAGTGCGCTGAAGACCCAGACGACCAGTGAGTCGGTGAAACGTCCGCATGAACCAACGGTCCATGGTCAGGCGGTCGAATTTGCCATACAGATTGGCGAAGAACCCGCCACCCAGTTTCGGGCCGAGCACCGCCGCGCCTACAGTGTTGTAGTCGACCAGCTCGCCCGAAGGCATCGTGGTCTTCAGGTACTTCTTCACCGCAGCCTTTTGATCGGCGACACTAGCTTCCGCAGGCAGGTTTTGCGCCTCGGCCACCATGCCGTAAAGGTTGGTGAGATGGTCACCCAGCGATTGCTCTGAGGTCAGGAAACCGACAGTCTGTTCGGGGCCGACGGCTTCGATCAATTGGTTCAGAAACTTGAGGTGCCCCTTGATCGCCGAGTTACGTTCGCCGCCCCATTTTCCGACTGGCGGAATCTTGCCGGTCTTCAACCATTTTTCGTACAGTTGAGCCGTCTTCAGGAATTGAGGTACGACCTTTTGTCCGTTCGACGTCACTGCGAGAATCGCGTTGAAAATTCCGCGATTGGTTGGATCGTCCAGCTTGTAGTCCAGCTCGGGCGAGCGCAGCACCTCAAAGACCTTTTGCATCTCCCGACTGTACCATCCGATTGCGTCCGCGTTTTCTGGGATGGTCAGTGCCAGAGACAGCTCTCGGTCGAACATGTCTGCGAGATTGGCTCGGTCCTCTGATGAGCGCCCATCAAGACCATTCGGAAATTCCTTCTTCAGCAGATCGCCGAGGTATTTCGAGACCTCGATCTGGTTCTTGAACGTGAGCGTTTTAGCGTCTTCCAACGCCGTCTCGCCAACCGGTTTATCGGTCACGCTGAAACGGATATCTTTTTTATTCCGGTCGAACGCGCCGGTGTTGCCGGTGGCAGATTTAACTTGGTTGGGGTCAAACGCGATGTAGCTGTCTTGTGGGTTTGACTCTCGGAAAGCTTTCTCAGCCTCTGAAGCCTTCTTGTAGGCTTGATATTCCGGCAATGCGTTCATCTCCTCGGATGGAAACCGGTCGGATGGTCTACGCTTGGCCTGTTGAGCTCGATACCAATCTGTGGATTGATAATCCGCCCATGCCTCGTCCTGAGCCTTTCGATACACCGAAGCTCCTTCAGACTCTCCGGTGTTGGCGTACACAATGCCGTCATACCCGGCAGCTTTAATCGCGTCCCGAGCTTCAGCACTGGTCGAATTTTGGAATAGCTTGCCCTTAAACTCCGGATTGTCTTTGAGTGCGTAGAAAATGTTATCCCCAGACCAGCTTCCAAGATCATTCATGCGGAGCGGGCGGTTTATTCTAAGGAAAACAGGGATGGTGGCGTGACTAACCCCACGCAGGTTTGGACCATACGGATCTCTTTCCAACTTTAAGTTAAACCGATCCTCGGCCTGTCCGGCAGTCCCAAAGTGAAACCCAACGTCCTTGGGGTTACGTTTGAACGCAGTAAGAACGTCGCCAGCGGTAGTAGAGTGGAACATCACCTTGGGTGTGCCATCTTCGTTGACTACCTTGGAAACCTCAAACCACTTTTCAAACTCTGGGGACTCGGTCTGCTTTTTCGTCTGTCCCACGGGCTCGTCCGTCACGCTCTCGCGGATCGGCTTTTTAGATCGCATTTCTCTACCCTCTCCTGCCCGCATCTCGTCGCCACTCTGACCAGTATTATTGACGGCGAGGGGCTCATACATGGTGACGGTTTGACGCCCGTCGTCACCCGTGACGCCTAACCCCGCGTAACCCTGCTTCACCAACATCTGATCTGCATCGTACCTGTTTATGATCCCCCAATATCCGAGGGCATCCGTATTGGCGTCGTAGATACGGTCACTGGCAACCTTAGCCTCATAGACTGTCTTGCCCGCGCCGCTAACGAGGTTGCGGTCGCCGCTCAAAGGCGAGCCCCGCACAAAGTAGAACGATTTCAGCAGGCCGCGCCTATCGTTGCGCGTAGCTACTCCTTTTCCAAGACTCGCTGGATCGACCGTGGCGAGGTCGCCGTTCGACGAGTAGTGGACAAGGTCGATGACTTCGTCGGGGACGGTGTGCTCCAGCTTTTTACTACGCTTTTGAACATCTCTGGCGTCCAACTTTTCGCCCGCGTCCGTCCGATTTCTTCCAAGTCTATTGGCGATGTCCGTTTCTGTTGCATTGGTCAACTTCTGAGCAGGTGCCTTGGCGTTGTCAATGACCGTCTTCAACACGAGCCCAGCCGCGTCACCAGCCTTTTCGAGACCCTCCTCACCCTGCAAACGGAGCACGTCCTTGACCGAATTAAGGCGAGTTGCAAGTGCGTCATCTCCCGCGTTTCTGGCAAGGAATTGCGCGGCCTCGACGATGCTCTCCCTGTCGTCGGCGGAGAGGAGCTTCAGGGCATCGGAGGGTTTTGATCCAGACCCTTCGGAAATGGGCTCTTCGGTCACGCTCTCGCGGATCGGCTGCTTGGCTAGGACGCTCGACCGCTCGGGCTCGACTTCTGGCTGAACACCAGTCCGCTGGTCAGACTGCCCCCCACGGTCACCCGTTTCAGTTTTCTCAGCCCGTCCCAGTACGGCCCGATAGGCCCGCTTGGCTTCGGCTCGGGGAGACTTGGTGTTGTCCCAGCTAGATCCGAGGAAGTTGCCGGTTGCTGGCTGGGTGTTGATAGAAGGTTCTGTTGAGTTTTCATGTAAGTTAGAAATCTTATTAAGATTTTGTTGCCCTTGGTCAAACACAAAACCCTGTACGCCATCGGGGGTCTCGATAAGCGTTCGGTTTTCCAGTCCTGCATCAATCATCGCCTGACGCGCCTGATCCATCGTAACGTCTTTGGGCCAAGTAACTCGGTGGATCGCGTCTGCCCCATTTGGGTCGGTCGTCCACCAGAGCACCGCCTTTTGGTCCCCCGCCAGTCCCGCCTTGGCGGCAAGTTGCTCCAAATCCGCTGTGGGCATCGCAGTGTCGAAGATCGCGGCTACCGAGTTCTCCGCGCCGTCCTTCCAATCGCCCACCGCGTTGTAAATAACCGCGTCTGGGGCGTAATCTTTAACCTGAGAACGGAACCGTGCCTGAGCACTGGAAGTGAGATTTTGTCTGGCGCGGGAATAATCGATGTCGGTGATGCTGGGGCTGGCCATGATACCGGAAGATCTGGAGGTCGCATCGTTCGCCAACGGCTGTTCGGTCGTGCTCTGGCGCATTTCTCCGCTTCCCTCGGCGACCGGAGCACCACGCTCGCGAAGCGTACGCAGCATGACCCGCGCAACCTCCTCGTTGCTCATGTTGATGCCAAGCTTGCCGTTCAACCACTCGCGGATCTTGGCGATGATGCGTGCAAAAGTGCCGGGAGATTTTTCCTGATTACGGGCAATCCATTCTTCGACCAACGTCAGATTGTCAGCGTTGGGATAGCGTTTGGCGAGGGCGGCGAGCTCCTCTTGGGGGATGTCTCGGGTCGCAAACTCAACCAGTGCCGCCCGACCCTCTTCCGACGACAGGGTGTGGTGAGACCACTCGTGGTTGACGACCGACTCGACCTCGAAAGGTTTGGTGAACGCGGAGTTGATGACCACTTCTCCAGTGTTCGGATCGAAGTACCCGCGAATCCCGTAGTTGCGGGTGTTCCGCATATTCGGATCGTTAATGACGGTGATGTTAACTCCCACATCGGGATTTTGAGTGCGCCATTCGTCGAGAGCTTCTTGAACGGGCGCATTCGCCGCTTTCGCCGCTTCTTCAGATACTTCGATCTGGGGGCGACGGACATTCTCTGCGGTCGCGATATCAGAAGGATCGGGAGTAAACCCACGGGCCGCAGATTCACGAGCACTGAGCACCGATCCAACTTCTCGGGTGTTCATCTCTCCTGCCCCTTCAAGGCTCAAATCAGGCGTATCCGTAGTAGATGTACGAGTTTCTTGGGGGATCGCGTCCGATGCCAGTGGCTCGCTAGACATGCCCGCCGTAGTTTCACTCGCCAGCACCGGACGCGAAGGACGTGATGCAGCCCCCGCTGCGGCACCGATGGGTCCAGCTCCAGCAAAGCCCGCACCCATGGCTTCTCCCACACCCTTGGTGATCTCGCGCTCCGGATCAACGGCCCGAGCCAGCAAGTTTTTCACTCCTGCTCCGGAACCCTCTTCAAGCGACTCTTGAAGACCTTCGCCAATAGCGCCCACGCCCGCACGGGTAAGAGCAGCTCCTGCGATTTTTTTACCTGCCCCACCGACAAGGGCTTTTTCAATCGTGCGGCCTCCGGGCAGCATTTGAGTACCTATCGAGGCCAATGCCGACAAAGCTCCTGTAGATCGAGCCAAGTCCAGTGCGAGAGCCGTCTTGGCTTCCTCCAAAGTGGCATTTTTTTCGACTACCAATTGTACAATTTGAGGGACTTTCAGAGCCTGATCTTCAGGCATGTTGCTCAGGAGCTCGACTATTTCTTTATATTGGTCCGCACCCACAGAAGTGCCCTGCATACCTGCACCGGCGGCTACAGCGGTTCCGACACCGACTTTAGTGGCAGTTTCAGCGGCTTTCTCCGCCCCGACTTTAGCGAGCACTTTTCCAGTAGCAACGCGGGCACCGGCACCAATACCACCGGCACCGACCAACGATGGGGCGGCTTCCGCAGTGGTGGAGAGGAACAGACGCGGATCGGTGAACGTCTCTCGGACGTAGGCCAGAGCTTGGTTGAGGGTGCCTTCCTCCATGTCGACCGCTGCTTTACGCCTCGTTTCAGAATCAATAAGTTTTTGGGATTTCCCCCGCTGGAGGTAGTCGATGTTTTCCTGCCCTTGCCTCGACACGACGTTATCCATGTTGCCGGTCGCGAGCCCGTACACGTCCCCAGCCATCTTCAGCAACTGATTGGAGCCCACGCCAAAACTGGTGGCCAGATCTTTGACTTCAGACTGTGCGTCGAATTGATCGTAGATATTTGCCATGTTACTTTTTCGTGTTGGCCTTTAGGAACCGACTTGAGAGCCCTGCACCATACTTCTCGTCGAAAGCTTTGGCGGTACCGGGATTGGCGATCAGGTAATCCACCGCAGATCGGGTGATAGGAGCCGATTCAGCCCCCGCCTCACCGGCCTCTTGACCGACCATACGTGCGCCTACCGACGCAATGGGAGCAGTCCGCGTGATCTTGGGGCGAAGCCTCTCCAATGACGCAGCCTGCCGTCCACTGGACAACAGATACCGGCGAGATGCCTCTCCAGCCACCTCGGGCGCTACTGCGGCAGCTACAGCCAGTGGGACGCTCTGGGTTCCGCCGTAAACGGTGCCACTTGTTACGACTCGTCCGAGAAGCCCCAGCTTGCTTACTCCGGGGGCACTTTTAGTCGTGATGTCTCCGAACGAAGATTTGAAAGCCTGCTGGAATTTCCCAATAGTCTCGAAATTTCCAGTCAGCGGTTTTCCCTGATCCAGTTTGCGGCCAAAAACTCGGGCGTCGAAATCTCCGGTTCCCAGATTAAGCGCATCTTCAGCATCGTAGCTTTTTGCGATGGTCTCCCGAGCCTTCCGAAGCTTCGCAGCCAACTCCGGTTTTCCAGCTCTGGTAACGGCATCCTCAATAGCCAATTCAAGAGCCTGAGCCTGCTCGCGGGCCGCTAGAGATTTTTGAAGGGCTTCCGGATTCTTGCCTTCCGAAGAGTAGTACAGATCGCGCTGTTTTCGGGACTCTGCCCGCAAACTACGCAATTGTTCCACGTCGGCCATCGACTCAATGTCAGCTCGGTTTTTTGTAGTCCTGAACGCGGCCTCAAACTCATCTTCTAGCTGGGCTCGCTCCATCGGATTTGAACTCCGAGTGTACCGGTCTTGAAAGAATTTGATATCCGCCAGATCCTTTTTCCCTTTTGCACCGATTTGCCCTACTTCGGAATAGGTCTCACCAGCGGTATCGCGAATGCCGCGAAGGGTGTTGATGTCGACCTCAGTGTCTTTGGGGAGCTTCAGCTCATCCTTCACCGCTCGGTTCACGGCTTTTTGGTTTTGCAGTTGAGTCTCGAATCTCAAGGCGTCTGCACCAGCCGCGCTGGACAACTGCTTGGTGCCAAAACCAACGCCACCCTCGGCTACTTTTTCGATGTCGGCTGGAGGGGCTTTGAGGCCAAGCTCCGCACCTGCGTCTGCGGTTTTGCTGCGGATTGACCGACCAGCCATTTGATCTCGAACCGCTGCCTGCATCGGCGCGGATCGCGCTTGAATCTGTTGCCCCGCAACGCCGCCTACTCCACCAAGGCCAAAAGCGGTGAGAGATTCTGTGGGGCTCAACACTTTTCCCTTATCTATGATAGACTGAGTTTCAGCGCCCGCAAAAGCCCCCAACCCTTGTTTTACACCCTCTTTTGCGGCGGCTTTAAGGCCCGCTTTACCAACGGCAGCAGCCATGGGCGCACCGGGGATCGCGCCCGTTCCAACGTCTGCGGCTAATTCCCCGTACTGGAATTTGTAGTCCGGATCTGCGGCCATCCGTTGGAGCTGATTGACGAGATTGGATGCTCCACCGCCGATGGCACCACCGATAGATGTTCCGACGCCGGGAAGAATGGCAGTTCCAATCATTTGACCGGCAGTAGCGCCACCGGCACTCGTAGCCATCTCTCGCAACATGTCCAAGGAACCGGGAGACTCCGCCCGCACTTGAGGGACACCAGCTATGTCGTATCGAGTACCTGAGTACGGCTTGGATGCAGTAGCAACTGCGGGAGTCGGAGTCTGGCTTTTGAGGCGACGAATCTCGTCCGCAAAAGCTTTCGCGTCTTCGGCATTGCCTGCGTCATCAGCTTTTATGAACGCACCTTCGAGTTCTTGAAGCGTGGGCATCTTACTTGTATTTGTTCAGTCGATCTTCCAAAGATGGACCAGATGGCGCAGACTTGGCCGGTGTTGCCCCATAGCCGTTCAGATACTGACGGTACTCCGACACGGTCCTCCTCATATTTTGAAGCAATTCTCGACGGGCAAGCCGGACATCCTCGATGCTTTGGAGGAGTTGGTCGGCGCTTTGAGCAGTATCGAGAGACCCAAACGTACTTTCTAACTTATTACCCTCAACGTCCGTCACGTTGCCAACTGCACCACCAGTCGGGGAATTTGCCCGCATTTGAGACAGCTCGCCAGTAAAAATGTTGGTGCGAACCGGCAACAAAGTTGTCTGTAGATTAAAGGCATCCGTACCCCCCATCCCGCGAAACGCTTGACCCCCCAAACCGGTACTCCACCCAGATATTTGGGATACCGCTCTATCAAGAAATTTCTCATTCAATACTAATTTTGACTCCATGTCTCGGATAGAGCCTTCAAGCGCCGGAAGTTTTTTGAGCCACTCCGATTTTACTTGGGAGATGTCCTTCTCGCTGACTTTTTCCCCCGCTGATTGACCCAACCAGAACGAATTGGATGCCGCAGGAGACCCAGTCGGAACCCCATTGACTAGCACATACGGAGCCGCAGGAGCCGCAGCCGCAGCCGCAGGAGCCGCAGCCGCAGGAGCCGCAGCCGCAGGAGCCGCAGCCGCAGGAGCCGCAGGAGCCGCAGCCGCAGGAGCCGCAGGAGCCGCAGCCGCAGGCGTCGGCAACAACGACAGTTGTTGAGGGGCCATAGTGGGCCGCGTTCCGGGAGCGACTCCAATTGTTTCACCCGTACTCAGCCTCGTGACACCAACCGCATTCTTGTTTGTCGCAACAACTTCACTGGACCCATCTGGACCAGTCACGGTCATATATCCAATGCCGGGAGCAGCCGCTTTGGCCGTGAGCCCCAGATACATCTCAGCAGCTCTTTTGGCAAACTCCGGAGCACTGGGGTCTGCCAAAGTCGCTATCGCTTTTTCGCGAGACGCATTGGTGCCGGTTCCCAGAGTCTTGGACATGGCGATTCGCCGAGCAATTTCAGGATCGGCCATAACTCCCGACATAACCTCCTCACTCTTCAATTTGGCTTTCTCAGCAGCGGCCCTGTTCGGAACCAATGGCATGCTGGCAGTGTCCGAAGCAGACGACAAAAGATATTTCGCGATCTGGGCATCGACTTGGGGGCTGACTCCACGAAGTCCCTCAGTCGATTGAGAAGACAGCAATCGGGACTGGGCTCTCTGTGCAGCCAGAGTATCCGGCAAATTGGACAGCAGCCCTTGCGCCTGTGCAGTCTGGTACGCCATCGAGGCGTCGTTCAACCCCTGAACCTGTTGTAGCGTGCGGAACACCTCCTGCTGTTTGAGGGCACTCGTGACACTGTCGTAGATCGACTTGGTATCCACAACGCCGACATTCCCCGGTATATTCGGGGCTCGGTCGAACTGCGAGAGTTGAAATCCAGAGGTTTCGAGTGCCATGGGATTAGGTCGTAGGATTCATCGAGTAGTTGAAGGGGGTGGGCATGACGTTGCCAATCGGGAGCCCGCCCATGTCGAAGGGTTTCGCATTACCAAGGAAACTAGGCTGTTGGCCTAGACTGAGCCCAGATGAAGGGACATTGTTACCACCGAAACTACCCATAGTTCCAGCCAAGCTAGTGAAACCGTTAATCCACGCCTGATTTTGCGCCCCTTCTTGTGCAGCAATACCGGCGTTCACCTGACCAGTGCTCTGGGCGAGATTCGCATCCACCCCAGCCTTGGCGGCGTTGAACTGATTCAAAGCGGAATTTTGCGAGACCATGAGCGAAGCCAACGCACCGGGATCAAGCCCCGAGACCGGCAGCTTGTTTTGATTAAGGAACTGCATGCCCTCGGCCAACCGAGAATTGCGGAGCTGCTCACCCGTGAGCCCGATCTGAGCCGCAGTGATGGGACCAGCAGGGGCACCGCTCCGCGCCCCCTGCGTGCGAGAGGCACGAGCGACTTGGTTGGCAACGTCAGGAGAGAGTTGACCACCGAGCGCGAGATCTTGGCTGACCCGTTGCGCGACCATCTGTCGGCTTGCGGCCACGTCAGGGCTCAACTCACGCTCCATGGCCAGCGAATTGACCGCGTTCGACACCGCCTGCTGGCGGGCCTGCTCAGTCAGGTTTTTGATGTCGATGGGCTCGTACTTGAGATTGGCCGCGATGTCCCGCTGAGATTTGAGGGCGTCCTTCTGGGCGTTGATCGACTTGCGCGAAGTGTCCGCGCTACTGACTGCACCGGCGACACTGGCGGCAGTAGCTATGTACGGTAATGCAGCAGCTATAGGCATGGTAGGAGGGGATTAAAATTGATGGCGAATAGCACCCGTCGAACCGGCATACCGTTGACCGTGTTGGGCCAATCCTCTCGGCGCTCTTCCTGAAATCCGGCTCGGCGCGTGATCAACAGAACGTGGCGTGCATTCTCCCACGCCCAAGTAGTCAAGCGAGAGCAAACTTTGGATGCCCGTGCCCATGCAATAACTGCAAGACCAGCCGCAACGGCAAGGCGACCTCGATATTGAGGGAGGAGCCCCGAGTGAAGCTCATACTCGCCGGTCCTAGTATTGATTAAAATGGCGAACCCCGCATCTACGTCATCGGCTAGAATTTTCAATCTCACGCTGTTGGAGTCGTCCAGTAGCGAGCAATCAATGTAGCCGGTCGACGAGTCGTCCCGCACAAATGGAGCGATATCCGGATGATTTACCATGCGGTTGAAGAACTCCATGTCGTCGGACGGTTGTACTGAAATAATCATTACGGATATCCAACAAATACTTGGGCGACCAGCCCATTGACCGGCGCGGTGAAGGCGTTGAGCAACTGATTCGACAGTGCCTGCATCGACGTGACCGAAGTACGGAGATCGTTCTGACTCCCCCGTAGCTGCTCGGTGTTGGCCGCGAGATTCTGGGGCTCGACCGGATTGTACTCGGACGAAAACGGAAGGTTCGCGATCTGATTGGTGGGGGGAGTCGTGGCCAAGACCGGCACGTCCGAAAACGCATTCGACGCGGGCAGATCGCTGACACCCTGAAGCGGGGTGAGTGTCGGAAGAGTCCCACCAGTGCCGAAAAGGGCATTGAGCACACCCTGTTGGTTGGCGCTGATGTTGGGGATCGTCGAGATGACTCGACCATCACAGTCGATCCAGCCGGTCTGAGGGCTATCTCCACCTGAAAACGTGTTTTTGATATCACCCGGTTGAAACGGAGTCACCGGACTGTATCTGCCCACGGTGGTGTCCCAGTACTTGAACACACCTTGGGAGGTGTTGAAGATGATGGGCGTCGTCTGCTGAGTGGGGTCCACGCTGACGATCTGGAAAAACGACACATCCTGATTGATCGACCCAGCGATGTACTGGGTGATGATCGTAACTAGCTGGTTGATGTCCGTGGCTTTTACGCCTACCGGAACAGGCACTGGAGTCAGAGTAATTGGGATGGTCGCGCTCATTTATGAAAGTGGCGATTGATAGTTGGACGAGTCGTCATATACCGGTTGGTAGGGGGACAAAGCAAGCTGAACCGGCTGATCGTATAACTGGTATTCAGTAAATCCACCCGCGATGTGCTGCGGACAATCTGTTGCGCTGATGATGTTGAAACCCAGCTCATCGACACCGGTATTAAGGACCGCTTGGCCTTCGGTGTTATCGGGCCGAGAGTCGACCGCGATCCGGTAAGCCACGATGGCTCCGCGACCTTCCAGTTTGAGAAGTAGGCTGAACGCGTGGTCGGTCCCATCCTCGTATTGAGATTCGACTCCAGCCGACGAGCACTCGTCGTTGGCCCCGCGCAAGTCTTCGGAAATGACCGTGCGGGTCTGCATCATAAACGCGTAATGCTTCGTGTTGTTGACGACCTCCGAGAACCCCGGAATAGGGGTCAACACCGACCCCGGAGTCGCCGTGATGTAGTTGTCCAACAGCTTGTGGTATGATCCACGCATGCCTCGCCAATATCCCTTGATGAAAAAGTTGCCCAACACTTGGTCTACCAACAGGCGGAAATGACGGAAATTAGCGTACTCAAATACCGAGTTCTGAACGCGGTCGAGCCGAGTTTCCACCAGCCACTTGATGGGTCGTCCATTATCGGCCCGATTGGACTGAAAAGCCTCCCAAATGCGAACAACCCCATCCATGTCCAACGACAGGGCATAACTGTGCGGAGCCGCAACTTGGATGGCCGACCACTCCACGGGGCGCATGCCGGTCCAGACTCCTTGCCAACCCGTGGTCCCCAAACTGGTAGTTTGACGGTCCAGCACTTGAGTGTGGCGGCAATAGCAGCGCCCGTGGTTAACCGGACCCACTGGTACGCTCCAGAAGACATAGCTCGCGTATTTGCCAGCGCACGACAGATCCCCAGAGGGATTATTGGGTGGGCACACGAGGCGCTTGGAGTACGCCATCTCCTTGTCGATGATCGGTAGATTCTGGGTGGCGTTGGTGGTGTTGACGGAGTCAAAGACCACGACCCCATCGAGTGACTTCCAGTAAAGCAGTCCACGATGAACAATCATGCTCTTCCCAGCAATGCAGCCAACCCCACTAAAAATCTTGGTCATCCAGCCGGGGGTGTTGGCCCATCCCGCTCCAAAAGACGATGGGATGCGATTACGCACGCCGCTGAAGAGGGTCCACGTCGTGGTTCGGGTACACACCACGACTGCCGACTCGTTGTTGCCGGAAGTCCCTCGATCAATCGCACCCATGACGTCGTCTGGGAACACCATCACCTGAAAACTATTCAGATTAAGTTCTTCGGTGAAGTGCAGGGGGTCTCCGAGATCCGATGCAAACCCCAATCGACCGTTGAACACGAACAGTCGGTCTCCGCTCCACGAGCACCATAAACCGATGCGGGTTTCGTTGTATCCAGTATCGTACAACGTATTCCCTCCAGCGTCGGTGGAGATTCTTTTTTCGGGGTTAAGGTGTACCCCCGACAATCCATCCCAAACCCCTGCTCGGTTAATCCCATCCTGAATCACCAACAGGTTTCTGGGCACGATGTTATTCACATAGAGCCCAGAATTGATGGTATTTGTCTGGGTGCAGAGTGTACCCGTGAGCTGGTCGGCATTCTGATCGAACGAGAAATTGGGGATACGCTGCGGAGCCCCGAGCGATCCGTTGGGGTTGATCGTGCAGAACCAGACGGACCCACTGACCGCAAAGATCTTCTGGGGAGACCCATTGGATGGTACGAAATCTGCCATCATTTGGGGGTGGATGATGGGATTGCCCGCTGCGACCCACCATGTGTTTGCTGCGGAACCCACGACGGACACATCGAACGTGAGCTGGGTCTTGTAGCCGGGGCGCGTCTGAAGGAACGCCCCCTGAGTGACCCCGTTCTCCATCCACCGTATCTGAGATTGTCGTACGGCGAGCGGATGCACGAAACTGTCCACGCCTTCCGGAAAACCGGCAAAGCGCCCGCCGTCGAGGCCACCCTCGATCATAATCCTGCCCGGTGTGACTGTTTCAGACATGGTTAACGGTAATCAATCGTGCCGATGCCAAACGAAGGATCGACCTGTATGGGGGTCCACGTTGCGGCGTCCTTGATAGTCTGGATATCGTTCAGAAGCTGGAGTGCTTTGACTTCGTACTTCTCGGCGATGTCGATGTTGTTCGTCTCACGAAGTCGGATAGCTTTAAGAAGATCCAGCGTTGCCTGATACGAATCCAGCGGGACAAGGTCGTAATCATTGACGAGTTCTAGAGTTTTGCGGCGATACTTTATCCGCACCCATTCGCAGGTGCATGAAACTTTCATCCGCTTGTAGATCGGATTGGTTTCGTGCGGAGCGTAGTAGCCGATGGTGACTGCCTGAGCGAGCTGCTCGGGGCGGAACCCGATCAGCTTGATGTACCCACGGGTGACTGGCTTCGTGACTTGGGTGATCTTTTTGAAGAACGTCGCGCTCGGGTCGGTAGCGGCATACCCCGTGAGGATGGGGACGCGCACACCGGGCGACGACGGGCCAGTCACCGGAATGGTCAGTGCCATCTTCTGGTTGTAGCTCGCGTCCATCGTCTCGCCCTGCACGATCAATTCCAGCGATCCGTTGCCGTCGATGGGGTCTTCGCAGATTGCAGCGACCAAGCTCCAACCATGGAGATCTTGAAAGGTCGGGCTCCACATCTTGTCGTCCCAGAAAACCCCGCACGCGCTGCCACAGTTGCCTGAACCGATGCCGTTGATGTGGTATTCAAACCAACTGGACCGTCCCAAAGCTGGAGACCCACCGATATTGGCGGCTAAAACAGTCTCGACGAAATCGGGCAGCGTGATGCACCCGCTGTTGTTGGAACAGACGTCGAGGGTGCCGACGTATGGGTCCCAATTGGCGCGATACGCCGCGATCTCAATCGCACGCTGGATGTAGTCGATGATCTTGGCGCGGTCGGAGATGCCGAGAATGTCGTTAGACTTCGACGCGTTGATGATTCGGCCAAGAGTTACCTGCATAAATTATTTCTCCTCGGTTTCGTCGAGATCGTCCTCTTCGGATTCCTCGTCGTAGTCCTCATCGTCAGTTTGAGAGCCGGTATCATAGCCACGGTCCTTGGCGAGAGCTCTGAATGCGTCAGCCATGTCGCCGCTGTCCTCGTCGGAGCCTGCCTCGGCAAGACTGATCTCGTGAACTTCCAGATCCGCCGAGCAGCAGCTTTCGCCGTCGCGGTCACCGAGCGTCACGCTACGGCGCTTGAAGTGGATCAACGCGTAGCCCTCGCGGGGCAGCGCCTCAAGATTCTTGGCCCCCGAAATGTAGAGCGAAGGGTAAATCGGTTTGGACTTTTTACCCTTAGAAGGGGGCGCGGGCATGGGCATCACACCCATTTCCTCGGGATGAATGGCCAGATCGATGGAGATGGGGAATTGGTCGTGCATGATTAAATGAATCCGGGAGACGTGATCGTGTTGGTGGGAAGTGGGAACGCCACGAGTTGCGCTCCGAGCAGGTAAAACTGATCGGAAGCGACCAGCCGGACGTTTTGACCGTTCGTGACGGTGGCAATGAACCAGAAGTCGTAGGCTTCGGCCACACCATACTGGTATCCAGATGCCTCGGACTTGGATCGGCCCCATTTGAAGACGTTGCGGGTCACGGTGCCGTCGATGAAGTCGACCGAGCCGTTGAGGTTGTTGGGTCCGACGGCACCGGCGTTCCAGCCGATCTGCATCTTCAGACTGAAGAGGTAGTCACCGCTGTTGAAGTTGACCGTGCCGAAATCGAGCACCCTAGACCCTTGCAATGCCTCGATCCCATCGGTGGGGACGCTCGGGTTCCAGATGACTCCCGTAAACAGCGCAACGGGCGCTCCGCTGGCACCAGTAGCTCCGCTTACGCCGGTGGTGCCGTTCGCGCCGATGGGTCCGGGGATGCCCTGAAGACCCGTGGGGCCAGTGGGGCCGGTCACGCCATACCCCGCCGGACCCGATGGGCCGGTGGCTCCGGTAGGTCCAACCGGTCCAGCCACGATGGTGACAATGGGCACTGGAGGAGCGCACATGTCACCAGCTTGGTTGCAATCGCCACCGCAGTTCCCGTTACAGTTATTGTTTCCGCATCCGCAGCTCATAATTAGAGGACCTCCAAGGTTAAGTATGTGGCATTTGTAGCTAATAAATCAAGATTTCCACCCGTAACTTGGATCAGATACAATTCAAAATAGGTTATCGAGCTCACATCTATTATAGGGGTAATAAACGTGGCACTCCCACTACCATTGGAAGCTGTTCCGTACCTATTATCTTTAGCCCAATTAACGCCCGAGTTTGACCGAATCCGCGCAACAAACTGGCCATCTGAACTTGCGTCCCAAGATGTTCCCGCACTAACCCTAACTCGTTTAGCTCCTGAAGGTACGTTAACACGCGTAGGTGTACCGGCAGACCAAATACCAAATCCTCCGGAATACCGTTCCCCCGACCACGTTACAACGGTTTCGGTATTATTGGGAATCGTCTGACTCGTGGCAAGATAAAGGCTAGTATTGACGCCACCAACTACTACGTTGCTAACCCTATTTAGCGATGAGTTATCAGTGACGGTAGATCCCTTCGTGTTGTTGATCTGATTAAAACTTGTGTCAGCACCGAGAAAAATAGCGCCGTTACCGAAGACACAACTGTCAAATACATTTCCTACACTGGTCCCAGTAATGTAAACTACTGTTTTTGAAGTTGGAAAATTTCGTGCCCCAAGAAAAACAAAGTAACTTATGTAACTTAAATAGACGCCATATTGAGCTGAAGATCCTCCCGGAGGAGTCCAACCAATGTTGGTAAGCGTACTCCTCCCCCATATACTTGGATTTTCCGCACTGCGGGTGTCCCCGTTAATAAACAAATTGTAGTTTACTACGTTAATATCAGTTATGGGGTTCCCCTGATCGTTTTGCCAATTGGTAAACCCCAAATCCGAGAAGGCATATCCAGCGGCCCTGAAACATCCCACATTCACTCCTACAAAAACCACGTTAGTTACATTTATGGTTTGCTGACCAAGATTATTCGCTTGAACCCCGCCGAGATTAAAATTCCCTAAGAACATCCCGCAACCCCAAAAAGCCCCGTACAAATTCGTAGCGTTTACGTTTATTCCCCCGTACATGGTTATAAACGCACCGTTGCCCGGTTTGGTACCGTTAATAGTTGGTCCGTTTTGAGTAGTCGAATCGTACAGAGTAGCGGCACCTGTCGAGGCGTAGCCAACAGGGTTTTGCTGACGGTAGAACGCTCCCGACCCAGAATACGACGCAACGGATATCTGGCTCTTAATTACATATGTAAATTGCGTAGTGCTCGTAACAATTATTGAGTGATACCCGTTAGGGTCCGAACCAGTATTCGGGGGATTCGGAATTGACGGAGGCACGGGAGTTAACCCATACACCGTCACCCGGTGTTCGGTTACCAAACCGTGCGGGGTAACAGTGTCTATTGTAACCGTTGCCTCGTCTCCGGACCCCGAGTAATTAGAACTCGCTGAACTAATTGATGCGGTGGTTTGCAACAACCCTCCGATTCCATCGATATTATTCAGCACAACTTTCCAAGGACCATCGAGATATACCCCATTATTCCACCCCAATGAGGGCGATGCTCCGTTAACAGTAGTGGTTATGTTTATATCTCGTATAGTAATTCCAGCAATGCTCTCCATACTGTTCGGAGAGGTAACCACTACGCTAATCGCGCAAGCCGCTGTCGTATCGGTTGTAAAACCCAGATTAAAAATCTCTAACGGGCATTGATCGGTAGTCATCGACACCGTAAGACCGTTTTTAGCAGATCCGGTTTGATAAATTATCGATGAAAATTTTCCATCGCCTTTAACAGTGCAATTCAGAGTTCCGGTTAAAGTAATAGTCAGGTTATTGGATATCTTGTACACCCCTTGCGGAAAATAGAGTGTCCCTAACGTATTACCAAAAATAACTGCGGATTGTAATGCTGCAATAGCTGCGTTTATCGACGTGGTATCGTCGTTAGTCCCGTTTCCATACGCCCCGTAATCCTTGACGTTGAAAACGTCCCGATAAAATACGTCTTGGGTAGTTGAGCCAGTAGTGCCGTCAAGATAACGGCGACGAGCAGGCCCAAGAGTTGTCTTGGCGGTGAAAACGGTGCCAGAGGCTCCGGTTACTCCAGCGGGTCCAACGGGTCCGGTGACCCCAACAGGTCCAGTGACTCCAGCGGGTCCAGTCACTCCAGCAGGTCCGACAGGTCCAGTGACCCCTGTGATTCCATCGGGTCCAACGGGTCCGGTGACCCCAACAGGTCCAGTGACTCCAGCGGGTCCAGTCACTCCAGCGGGTCCAGTGACTCCAGCGGGTCCGACAGGTCCAGTGACTCCAACGGGTCCAACGGGTCCAGTCACTCCAGCGGGTCCAGTGACTCCAGCGGGTCCGACAGGTCCAGTGACTCCAACGGGTCCAACGGG